TTAAGATTGTTTTCTGTTCTTCGGCTGATTGTTTAACCGTATCAATTTGTGTTAACCCAAGAGATTCTGCAATTTTAGCAGCTTCTTCCGAGGCTGAAACAACTTTTTGTTTACTTTCTGTTTCTAATCTAGCCTTATATTCGTCTAGATTGTTTAATACGTTAATTGTAGTTTGATGATAATCAATTGCTCGTTGATTTTTTGCTTTTTCTTTTTCAAGTTCGTCTAGATCATATTGTTCACTTTCAGTAAGTTGTCTTTTAGATCCTAGAGATTTTATATCTGCAATTTTTTGTTCAGTTTCCTGCGCATCTGTTGTCCAACGAGCTAGTTGTTTTTTTGATCCTTCAAGTCCTTTAGCAATTTCTTCTTGAGTTGCATCTGCCCAGTCTGCTGTTTGAAACTTTTCACTCTTTGTCATAGGTGCAGCCGCGGCTGCGCCAGTTGTTGGACCACTTGCACTACTGATAGTAGTTTTAACTAGATTAGAAATTTCAGATACATTAACGCCACCGCCTTTTTGTGAATCAGCCATAGCTGTTGCGGCAGCTGTTAAACCATCAACCTTCATGTTTTGCATCAAGGTCTGCATCTTTTCATCTGGTACTATATGCTCTTTTCCAGCCTCGCCAATAATAGCTAGTTCGGGTTTATTTACAGTTCCACCTTCAGCCATTTTTTTGACGTTGTTCATAACGTCTGCTGTCTTGTCTAATGCAGGTAGTAATATTTTACCTGTTGCAAACCCTGCACTTTCACCAACAGTAGCCGCAGCATTTTCTAATGGGCTACCTGATTTTGAATCTTTTGCGGCACCAATAACTCCATCTTTGCCGGCATTAGGTCCAGAAAATCCCTCTTTACCTCTTTGGTAACCTTCTCCTACTTCTTTTTCTAAAGTTTTACTAACAGTAGTTACATTACCTGATTTATCTTTAACTTGAGAGTTTAATAATCCATCATTAAATTTCTGTAATGCTGGACCTACATCTTTATTAATAGGAACAACAACCTTATTCATAAACGCACTATTAACATCATCAGCTCGTGCGCCTAATTTAACAAGTGCTTCGGTGCTTTCACTTCCTGGCTTTTTATCTGTTTGTTCTGCTTTGGCTTGTTTTAATGCTTCTTCGTGTACTATACGACGTTTTTCAGCTTCGTCTTTAATGCCATCTAGTTTGCCTTCTTTCTCCATTTGCTTCATAAGAGCTGTTTCACTCTTATAAATGCCAGCATTAGCTGTCATACTGGCTTTCATTGTTTCGCCAGCGGCGGTATTACTAGAATAAACAGCAAGACTTAATTTATTAACATCATTTTGATTTTTCATCATCTCCGCAGATGCTTGCTTACTGTATTCAGTAGCAGCTTTGGCATTGCCTTCTGCGGTAGCACGAGCTTGTGCCATTGTAGCTTGTGCTTCTCTGCCACTGATAGCTACTTGGTTAGCAGCTTCTTCACTTTGCACAGTACCTGTGGCAAAGACTTCTTTAAACATTTGTCCTTGTCCACGGAGATTAGCTTCGTTATATTGTGTTAGGTAATTATTACGAATTGCAGCTGCTTCTTCTTCGCTTTTACCCATTGTAAGAATACGCAACTTAGCTTCCACTTGCATGTCAGCTTGTGCTTTCTTTAAACTTTCTTCTTGTTCAGCACGTGACTTACCAGTCAACTTGCTCATCAAATCCATTTCAGTAGCTAGTTCTGTGGCTGCTTTGATAGCACGTTTCTTACTAGCTTCGTCATTCATGTTCACAGTCTGTTGCTGTGTTAACGTGATTGCCAAGACATCATTAATATCTCGACTGGTCATACCCATCATGCGCAAGTCATCTGTGACTCCGCTGTCAGCCATTTCTTTACTTAACTTAGCAAAATTTTCTGCGCCTTTAGCAGCACTTCCGCCTAAACCGTTAAAGTTGCCTGAGTTGTTTTTAATGACTTGGCCAAACTCTGCTATATCTAATCGTGCGCCTGCAGCTGCAGCTGTCATGCCAACTATATCGTTATTAAAGTTTGCACCACTAGCACTAAGTTCTCGCCATGTGCCTAGACTAGGTTCAATTACACCTTTTAAATTATTGTATGCTTTGCCGGCTGCATCCATGCCTGCACCAACAGCTTTACTTGCGGCACTTAGAGGATTAAAACTGTCAATAACATCTTTTGTAGCCGCGCCGAATCCTGCTCCGGCTGCATTACCAGCCGTACTACTTGGTGCGCTGTTGCCTTTACCGATGCCAGATTCTTTAAGAGCTTGCTTAAACGCTTCGACGGTGTCTTTATCTGCGGCCATAAAAAAATCCTAGAAATATAGTGTATTTATAGGATTGAATAACAGCGTATATAACTGTTATTTAGATTTGGATTGTAGTGCTAGTACTTTTTGTACATTAGGATCTTCAGGATGCAGTTCTAAATAGTTCTTAACAAAAGGACGCATCATGGCATAATCGTCTAAGTTGCCGTCTTTATCAGTAACACGAATTCCGTTAATCATAATAGCATTTTTATCAGAATCTAAAGGTGCTAGGTTTCTTGCTTGTGTTGCTTTTTCATCGTCAGCAGCTGCCGCAGGATTGATTCTTTGTTTTTCTTTCTTGGCAGCTGTGTAAAAATCAACACCTTTATCTTTGAAGAACGCATTTATTACTGGAATTTCACTCAAATACTGACGTAGTATATTCCAACTAGCATCTGGTACTGAACCAATAGTTACTAGTGTTTTGAAAAAGTGATCCGACATCCATTGTTCAAATGTTTTAGACATTAAGAACGCTTGTAAAGCCGTAAACACAGCTTGTTCAACTACTAGACCTGTAATTGTTGCAGCGGCTGCACCTCCGCCAGTAAACACAGTTACACCTAATGTTAATACCGCCAGTATTAAACGAATTAAAAATGCTACTAGTTTAGCTGTACCTAAAGTTGTTGCTAACCATGGACCCATGAATTGAATAACCCACAGTCCCCAGTAGGCTTCGTGTGCTTCTTTATACTGTTCAGCGTTTAATTCACCTGCATTATACTTATCTTCAAGTATAGAAAAATTGCTGTACAACTTGTAACTGATAGCAAACGCACCTAGTACACGCAACACATAGCTAATATTACCTACTTTCATAGCAAATGCTTCTTGCGATGCGGCCTTGCTAGCTTTAGCTGTACCAGATGTAATGTCAGCCAGTGCTTTACCAGCAGCTGGACTTAGATTTGGAAATTGCTTTTTAGCAATTGCCGCTAGATTTTTAACAGCCCCAGCATCATAACTGGCTTGTTTAGCTGCGGCTCCTGCATTACCGGCACCGAACCAGTTCATTGGATTCAAACTGAATTCGTCTAGTTGAGGATCTTTTGAAATTACTTCATAAACTTTCATAATTTGTATTTACCAAATAAACCTAGCCAATACGAAAATAACCCAAAAAGTGCGTATATAAATACATGACAATATTTTGGAGTTATTACAATGGCCGTTAATCCGTTACAAAAGTACTTTAGACAACCTAAGATCTATATCAAGTTCCCCAGCGGAGGTATCTTTAACAAGCCCGGTACTATCCAAGGCGATGTTACCAATACACCAGTATATGGTATGACGGGCATGGATGAAATCATTGTTAAAACTCCAGATGCATTGTTGTCTGGCGAAAGCACAGCACAAGTTTTAACCAGCTGTTGCCCGGCTATCAAAGATCCTTGGGAATTGTGTATACTGGATCTAGTTATTTTATTGGCAGCTATTCGTATTGCTACCTATGGCAACTCCATGACCGTGGGACACAAGTGCAATAATTGCGGATCTGAAAATGACTATGACATCGATCTAAACAAAGTTGTGGAATTTTACATGGCCTGTCAGTATGACGGTAAAATTGTCACAGACGATCTGACCATTAATCTACGTCCATTAACATATAAGCAAAGCACTGAGTTTAATCTTAAAAACTTTAGACTACAACAACGTCTTGCTCAAGCAGAAGTCATGGACAACACTCCAGAAAGACAAGAAGTAGTTAACAGTTTATTCAAAGAATTAGCCGATATCCAAACTGAAATTTATCGTGCTACTATTGAAAGTGTTGATACTGGTCAGCAAGTAGTTACCGAAACTCCCTTTATCATGGAATGGTTGGACAACTGCGACAAGAGTGTGTTTGATGCTATCAAAGCTAGAAATCAAAAAAATAATGATGCTTGGGCCATGCCTCGATTCCCAGTTAAATGCGACAACTGTGGCCAAGAAGCCAATCTTGCTGTAGACCTTGATCAGTCAAATTTTTTCGTACAAGCCTAATTAGTCTTCCACCAGACGAAATTCAAGCACATCTAGTTAGGCTAGACAATCAGATCCAGGGCTTTAAAGAAGAACTTTTTAGAATATCCTGGTATATGCGTGGTGGTGTTAGTGTAGAAGATCTACTTCATATCTACACATTCTCAGATCGTGAATTGATCTATAATATTATCAAAGAGAATATCGAAGTAACTAAAGAAACACGTATGCCATTGTTATAAGAAGAACTAGCGTTCTTCTGTTCTTCGCTTCAGCTCGAACTTTTATTAGTCTATCAAGAAGTAGTTAATGATTTATTAAACGCGAAGCGTTAAGATATTATCCAGATTGTTCAGTCACACTTTGCCCTAGCGGGCAAAGTTGTTTTGACATTATCCGAGTTGCACAATATCACCTTAGCGTTACTGCATTACAGTGGCGGTCATCCGGTACCACGAGCAGAGTCTTTATATGACGGCGGGCTTAACAAATACGCTAACACTTGTTAAACCGTGGGGCTACTACCCCTCTTTTAGCCTTGTTACTTCCCCTTATAAATCAAACTGGTTATGGCATATCCAATCGTCGTCCTGTAAAGGATAGTGATTTATAACTCTGTCACCAAGCAGAACTACCTTGCCGTCACACAACAGAACGGATTCAGGGCACAATGTCAACGCCTGTGCTGGCTTATTTGGTGATTTAGTAGCCTAAAGTATTATGATTTGAGTATGTGTGAACCGTGTACACGCACGGAAATTTGACCATTATAATAGTCTTTTGATTCCAGCACACGACGGCTGAACTGTTCACGAGCCTCTATATATGACGTTTCTGCTTTGGATTTACAGTAAAACAGTATTTCCCTGCGAAAGTTTTCTTGACCTAACTGCGCAATATCCTTGAGTAATTCATCCGACGACCCATAATAGGTCTGCCAATCACTGTTAATTTTACTGCGGATTTTCTTTTTTTTCTTAGTGCCGTTTTTTAATTTTACTGTTCGATAAGTAGTTTTAGAAAATTTTGCTAGTTTTTTGCCTATGTACATACGCCCTGTAATTGTGTTTGTTATAAGATATACAAACCCAACACAATCTTCGGGAAGTTCTTCTACAATTTCATTGTTATAGTACCAAGACATACACTAATTAGTGTCATCTGTCTCCGTACCCTGTGCCTTTTGATTTGCCTTACGTTCTGCTTTTGCCCTATCTAACCATACGCGATACTGTTGTACATGCGTACGGCGTTCTTTGGCTATAATTCTAATCTGCGCTAGCCAGTAGCGCATACGTTCGCCTGAACTACGTGTGCCTTTGTTGATCCATTCTTGATTTTCTTTAAAATACTCGCGAAAAGCCGCCATGAGTTTTTCATGCGACTCTTCGTTTTGATAGGGACTTGGATCAACGTGCTTACTCATTAATTTCTAAATCGTTAGCATAGCTAGTATAGCCGTTTTCTTTGATAACTTTTAACACATTGTTAACACGGCCGATTAGTTCGTCCTTGTGACTAATTAAGAAAATATTCTTCTTGCGTTCACGACCCATTTTCTTTAGTACAGCCAATGCGCCTTCAACACCTGCAGCATCAAGCCCGTTGTCAATAAGCTCGTCAACAAACAACAAGTTGATAGGTTGATATAAACTTTCCCAAACATCTCTAAACGACCATGACAAACCAAGGATAAGTCTATTCCGCTCACCTCGACTTAGATTATCAAAATCTAAATCTTGCCCTAGCTGGGTGATCTCAACGGTTAAGTCATTTTGGAATAACACAGTATGAGGCAATCCCATCTTATCAAGATAATAAGTTAGACGATTGTTCAAATATGCTAGGTTTTGATCTATAATCTTTTTACGGATAAAGGAATCCTTGCTAGTCAACAATTTTAATAAGAACTCTTGATGATCCTTTAAGCTGGTTAAAGTATTAACATTGTCCCAGGTGATTTCCTGCATGGCAGTGTCAGTGAGTTCGTCAATCTGTTCCTGATAAGGATCTGTGTCATTGCTTTTTTGTATCAGTTGATTTTCAAGAGTCTTCAAGTTGTTCTGATGTTTAAGCGCCTGCTCATAACTGTCGTAGTAGGTAATAGGCTTGGCTGGAACCTCACCAATAGAAGTAATTTCTGCTGTAATTTTTTCCAGGTCCTTTGATACTTTAGTAAAGTAAATGACCGCCTCGTCCAGATGCTTCTGAGCTAGAGCTGTCATTTCTTCATGCTTATGATCATGTAGCTGTTGTTCACAAGCGTGACAGGTCTTACTTGCCAATAAGGCGAGTTCGCGTTCATACTTCGTAACGCTTCGCTCCGCTTGCGCTATCGCGCTATCTAACGTAGCACGTTCCTTATTTAAACTTCGCAGCTTCGCTGTTTTTTCATCGAACTCTTTGAGCTCGCTGTGCTTCGCAAGCTCAGCTTCAATATCTACACTTTCCAACTCTACTATGCTACGTCCTATCTTTTCAAGTTCGTTAGCATGTTGCGTATTCCAAGCTGTTTGTCTAGTTAACAAACTATCAATACTAATTTGTATTTTATCATTAGATTTCTTGGCAGCTTCGATATTTGCAGACTCTTGTGTAATAGCATCCTTAGTTTGCTTAACTAGCTCTTTAAGCGTTTCTGCTTTTTCGCTAAGAATAGTAATACCCAACAACTGTTCAATAATAACACGTTGGTCATTGGCCCGCATTGATAAAAACGGTTCTGTATAAGTGTTTAACGCAACAATATGCTTGAACATGTCGTGGCTCATGCCAAAAAGTTCATCGATGTCTTTTTGTGTTTCACGTTGATCGCCTTGGCTATCATCGGATTCTTCGCCTTCTTGTTCTTGGTCGTTAACAAAGAACTTCATAACACTGGGTTTACGTCCACGTTCAATTCGATAATCTGTTCCGTCTTTTTCAAACGTCAAAGTCACTAACATATTTTTGTTGTTAATTTTGTTAATAAGATTGTCTTTTTTAATGTTAGTAAGTGCGTTACCAAATAAAGCAAAACTAAGAGCGTTTACAATGGTAGTTTTACCTGTACCATTACGACTGCCGTTATCATCACCGCCTTGGTCTAAGTTTTCACCTAGCACAAGTGTTAAGTTTTCCTTTCCGAAGTTTACAGCTTGGGTTTGATTACCCACGCTCATAAAGTTTTTAACGGTTAATTCTTTTATTTTCATAGGCTGTTATAAATGCTCAGTAGAATATTTTTGTCGTAGGTATCGCTATCAATACTAACAATTTGATTGCTAACGATTTGATCTACTGATTCAAATGCTTGTACATCGATATTGGTATTAATTTCAACATCTTTCTTTTCTGCAATAAGAGTAAGTTCGCGGATGTCATAATCTGCCATGAACTTTTCTTTAATAAAACTTGCTTCTTCGTATGTAATATCAATGTCTAGCGTAACACGTAAATGTTGCTTAGATTTGATAATAGTGTCTGCTTCGTCGATTAGACGGCTTAGTGTTACTGTTCTAAAAGTAGGCTGATCTGGCCAACTAAAATATTCAGGTTGCCCTCCCCATTCCATAACCATCATGCCGCGATCATCGTCCCATGTATCTGCATAATTGTGTGGGAAAGCATTGCCGATGTAAATCATGTTCTTTTGTTGCTGACGCTTATGAAAGTGTCCACTAAAACCTAGTTCATATTGTTTGAAACTATCTAGTTGAATCTCTCCATGATCTGGCATTTGTATCATAGCGTTCATGAAAAAGTTAGGTAATTCAAAATGTCCAAATATATATTTCCCGCCTTTCTTACCTACCGACTTCCATTCTTCGCCCACCAACCATGGACACAGCGTGACATCTCCAATAGTAGTAGGCTCATGTACCACAGTGATACCAGGTATATACTTTCCAAACTCCACAGAGTGTATGTCTCGTTTGTCTTTATAGTACAGATCATGATTACCAGGAAAGAAGTAGAACTGATCAAACGCTTGTCCCAACTTCTCCAAGGCCCTAAGGCTATAATCCATTGTAGTAATATTAAGGCTATTGCGATTATGATGCCAATCGCCCATAAAGATACCTGTATCACAACCTTCCTCCTTTGCTTTGGCAATATACCAATCTACAAAGTCTTCACAGTCCTGATTGTGTACTGATGAATTGCTCTTGAGACCGAAATGAATATCGGTCATACACGCAACTTTTTTAAATAAGTTTGCCATTATTCTTTAACTCCGTTTTCGGTATCTATAAGATATTGGGCATGATCTCCATTGATTGGATTACCTTTCAACACTAAATGATCGTGCATCGCCATCATAGCATTGGCAAACCACGCAGTCATTAAAGCCTCACTATCAGACTCTACACCATCTTCCGACCATACTGTATACTTTTCAGCAAAGAATTTAGCCCAGGCTCTTGCATCAGGGTTTGTGTGAATAGACATATCGTAGTTGTTCATTTTTCTTCCCATATTTTATAACCATTGTAGAAAACACCTTCTTGTGTTTTTTTAATAATGGTGTTTGCCCATTGATTTGTTAATCTATGGAATTCACTTTTACTTGAATAGTATAACACATTACCGTCTTCCAGTTCAACCTTTAGTTTCTTCGAAACAGCCGCGGCACCTTTAATCGAATTAATCTGATTGCGTTTCTTCATTTCTTCTGGATTTTCCAACTGCCATTTTCTAATCCCTACTGCTTTTGTTTTGGCAATATCTGGATTTGCTTTGTAAAATTTCTTAAGGGTATCCGATTTCTTTTGATAAATTTCGTCAGTATGTAAATGTTTAGTTAATAATTTTCTATCAACTTCAGTAGTTCCTGCCCATTTGATATTTTTATTATAATTACTAAAATGCTCACCTAATGCAGATTTGATTTTGTTTATATCTGCAAGCGATAATAAAGTTAAATCGTATTTTCCTAAACCGTCTCCACCTGGAGTAGAGTTAAGTCCGTTTTTATAAGAATCGTATTGCTTAATGTAATCAATTTCCGATAACGCAAGTTCTCCAATAGACTTAAAGTTATCTTTTAATATTTCAACTACACAATTCTTTATGCCATACATATTCATAGCCTTATGTAATTTTGTTTTACATCTTGTAGTTGCCTCATCGCAATGCTTTTTCCATCGTGATAACTTATAGGACGGTTTAGTATCAAGTCCTATATAAACATTATTATTAACGATAATTTTATAGATAAACATATTTTAATCCAAAGTGTATAGTTTTATTTATACACTTTAGGGTTAAATCATTCTTGATTCTCATCAAATCGTTTAACAGCGGCCGCATGTTCTCCAGCACCAGTACGACTGTAGCTAGGATTCATGCCGTTGATTTCTAAAATATCATCACGAATATTTTGATTGCGTTTTTCAATATTGATAACACGAACAAAACTGTTAGTAACAGCCGCAGTAAAATAAGCAAACGGATTGTCGGATTTGCTTTCGTCAAATTGTAATCCAATCTGTGTTAACTGCAAAATGGCCTGTCCTTTCATTTCGTCATTGTATGTGTAACCGCGAACATTGCCACGGGTTGCATAACGTTCGCACAATTTTAACATCATCCTAGCTAAAGTGTTAGTAATTTGACCAGCATCTTTGTCGAACTTGCCCTTAACTAAATCACCTTTCCAATGACTTTTTCCAACACAAACAAGCTCATCGTTTTCATCAAATTTCCAATGTTGGAATGGCGGGAAATTGACCTTGTCCCTATGGTCTGCTAGACTCTTAGGATTCTTTTTACGAGTATTGTTCAATGGAATATGATCGAATGTCATGACCCTGAATACTACATCTGTTTTTTGAATCTTTTTATAGTCAACTTCACAATCTGCTTGTTTGACTTTTTCACCAGCAGCTTTGCGCCGTTGGTATTCTGCATCTCCAATTCTCTTAGCTCGATTACGTTTGGCTTCTGCTATGCTTCTTATATTGATCTTATCCAAACTAGCAACAATCATGTCATATTGATGATATTCTGGTTGTGTAAAACTGCAATACGAGCTTTTACTTCTATGTATTTCTAACAACATATCCTTGTTGTTTAGGTAATTTACTTTAGTTTGTGTTGGTAAAGTCATCCGTTCTCAGTCCTATAATAGTAACATTATAAACTACGCACTTAATAAAGTCAAATAAATAATATACCAAAAGAGGATTTTATTATGTCATTCGGCGATAGTTTCATACAAACAGCTACCAGTTCACAGAACCTAATAGGTGCAGTGTCGTCTGGCGTAAACACAGCCAGTAGATTAGCCAGTGCTGTATCTACAGCATATAATGGTGACCCAGGTGGCTTTGGTAGCGCATTGAGATCCATTAACTTGCCAGAAGCAGGGGAAGCTGTAGGGGATTTAGTAAGTGCGGTAGCTAGTTTTGGCGGGGATGCTGATCCCGCAGATTGGCGTGTACGTTTAAGTTTAGTCAATTGGACTAGCTTCAAAGGAAGTCCTGTACTTAAACCGTTAAAAGATGCAGGTGGTCTCATATTTCCATACACTCCAACAATTAATATTGCCAGCACAGCATCATATAATAGTATTGATACGACACATACCAACTATTCTTTTAGAACTTTTAAAAATAGTGATCCAGGACAGATATCAATTACAGCGCCTATGAATGTTGAAGATTCAACTCAGGCTTTATATTGGATTGCGGCGGTTCATTATTTACGTAGCCTTACCAAAATGTTCGCTGGATCTGATCCAAAGGCCGGCAATCCTCCTCCAATTGTTATGTTAAATGGTTACGGAAATTATATTTTTAAAAATGTACCTGTTGTAGTACAAAGTTTTAGTACAAGTTTAGATGCTAACTGTGACTATATTGGATGTAATGTTGTCGGTAGTATGGCAGGTGACATACAGGGTGTTAGCGATGCTGTTGGCGGACTAGCTAGTAGCATTGGAGGATCATTAGGCGGAGCCATTCCTGGACTTGGCGACATTGCAGGCGGTATAAGTAGCATAGCTGGTGGTGTAGGACAAGTTGCTGCGCTAGCCGGAAGTCTTGGCCTTGGCGGAACTACTAGCGGCGGAGTAGCTCATGTGCCAACTAAGAGCTCATTTAGTATAACTTTACAACCAATTTACAGCAGAAATAGTGCTCGTAATTTTAGCCTTGATAGGTTTGTTGGCGGCGGGTACCTTAATAATTCATTTGGATATGTATAATGTCAGCACAATATTCTAACACAAGTCCTTGGTATACTACTCCAGTTAAAAATAATTATTTGGATATTTTATCTATACGACCTGTAAGTGCAGAAGTGGATGATTTTCTTTATACAATAGAACCACAGTATGCTTACCGTCCAGATTTATTGTCGTATGACTTGTATGGAACAACACAGCTATGGTGGGTGTTCATGCAACGCAATCTTGATGTTCTTCAAGATCCTATTTTAGATTTCTCTCCAGGAACTCAAATTTATATTTGTAAAAATAGTAGTCTAACTACAGCATTAGGTTTATAATATGTCAGTATTAGATGATATTTCAGGAGCAGTTGATTCAGCAACAACGTCTGTAGGCAATGCTGTTAGTAGTGCTGTTGGAGGTGTAACAAACTTTTTAAGTTCGGGACCTGCCAGTGCGTTATCGTCAATTGGAAATGCTGTTAGCGGAGCATTAAGTAGTCTTGGAACATTATTTTCTCCACTATCGGGTGTTAGTCTTCCTATAAAAAATCCGTTGTTTGCCTATGCTAGTTATGACTATGTATTGGGAATAGCTGTCCTTACAGATGACCAGTTAAACAATCCAGACAAAGGATATATGAGTGGCGTTAAGTTAGAATTAATTTGCAAAAGTGCCAACGCAGATCCTACCAACAGAGTAAAAACACCATTTGGACAGTTTGATTATTTTGTAGATAAACTTGAAATTAATAGTACCATCGGTTTGGAAAAAGGTAATAATACCAATATGATGGACATGAACTTTAATATAACAGAACCATATAGTATGGGTACGTTTATGATGAGTTTGCAACAAGCAGCTTGGGATTCGGGTCATGACAATTATACACAAGCACCATTTTTATTAACTATAGATTTTAGAGGAAATACTGAAACAGGTCGATTGGATAATATTGCAGGAACATCCCGTAGAATTCCTTTTAGATTTAAAGATATTTCTATGACTGTTACTGATGCAGGATCAGTATATCATTGCACAGCATATCCTTGGAATAAACAAGCACTTAGTAGTCACGTTTCTGGTATTAAAACAGATGCAAGTGTTAAAGGAGTAACTGTTCAGGAAGTTTTGCAAACTGGCGAAAAAAGTTTACAAGTGATGTTGAATAAACGTTTGCAACAACTGGTAACTGATAAAGAAGTTGAAGTTGCAGATCAAATATTAATATTATTTCCAACTGATGTTAGTAGTGCTGGCGTAGATAATGCCAAAGGTGATACAGAAGATTCCACAGGTGCTGTAACTACAGGTACCGCAACTAGTGTTGATGCAATCGCAAAACAATTAAAATTAGTAAAAAGTACTATACCAGCAAATAATACTCTAGTACAAGATCCAGCAAATGTAAATCTTATTGGTAAAGCTAAAATGGGTTTTAGTGATACACGTAAAGGTGACCCTCCAGTAGGCAAAGATAGTAAAGTTGTAGTCAACGGAGATGTAATTCGTAGTAACAATACTGTTAATCCACAAACTAGCGATTTGCGTTTCAGCCAAGATACTGATATAACAGTAGCTATTGATGCGGTATTGCTTAACAGTGATTATTCTACAACACAATTACAAGAACAAAATATTGATAAAGCAGGTATGCGTAAATGGTGGCGTGTTGATACTCAAGTTTATACAATCACCGACGATAGAAATTTACAAAGCTCAGGAACAAAGCCTCGAGTGATTGTTTATCGAATTGTTCCGTATGGGGTACACACTAGTAAAACTACAGCACCAAACTCAAAAGCTCCAGGATTTGCTGAATTAGAAAAACAATGTGTCAAAGTATATGATTATTTGTATACCGGAAAAAATGTGGATGTATTGAATTTTAGAATTGAATTCAAAACAGGCTTTGCTGGCAAAATGGGTGCTACTAGTATTAAGCGTACTATTGATAATAAACAACAAACAGAAGCTAGCGGTGCAGACAGTAATGATCAAAATAATTTAAAGTCATTAGATGGTGGTAAAAAACCTGAAAGAAAATTAGGAGTAATACCACAAGCTGTTAATCGATCAAGCACATCATTTGCTGGTGACGGCACAGGCGGTGGTGGTATAGAAGATGAAGGTACACGAGCTGCAAAACAATTCCATGATGCTATTACTAGTGCAGCCGGTATGCTACAATTAGATTTAAAAATAATTGGAGATCCATATTGGATTGCGCAAAGCGGCATGGGTAATTATACAAGCTCTCCTACACAGTATCAAAATTTAAACAAAGACGGTAGTGTAAATTATCAAGGTAGTGAAGTAGATGTTAAGGTAAATTTCAGAACGCCTGTTGATATTAATCAATCTACAGGCTTGTATGATTTTGGTAAAAGTACTAAGAGTGCTCCTGTACTAACTTGGAGTGGTATCTATCAAGTTATTAAAGTTGTAAGTTATTTTGATAACGGACAGTTTACTCAGGTATTAAGCGGTCCTAGAAGAAACGGTCAAGAAATTGACGGAGCAGGTAGTTCATCGGCCACACTAAACACTTCTAACGAGAAGAAAGATCCGGCACCTAAAGATGCCACCGGAGATTAAAAATGGCTGAACATGAATACGAAGAGTACTCGGCATCCCCTAAAACGCCAAAGCCTGGGCCGTTCCTTGCCAGAGTTGTCAGCAATCTTGATCCAACATACATGGGTATATTAGAAGTTGAAATTCTAAAACCAGTTGGCGGATCATCTAGTGAAAGTCAGTTACATCAAGTAAAATATATGAGTCCGTTTTACGGAGTCACTAGTGTACAAGCTAACGGTGAAAACAACGACTTTGCTGACACACAAAAAAGTTATGGTATGTGGATGGTGCCACCTGATGTTGGTGTTACTGTAGTTGTTATTTTTATTGACGGTGATCCTAAACGCGGTTATTGGATTGGTTGTGTTCAAGATGAAAATATGAATTTTATGGTTCCTGGGATTGCGGCCACTGAAAGTGTAGTTGAAAATCCAGATCCAGATAATCAAGGTCGCAATGGTCGTGTTCCTGCAGCAGAATATAATAAAAAAATAGAAGACAACAATAGTCCAGGCGATCCTGATAAGAATTTTAAACCAGAACATCCTTTTACTAAAATGTTAACACATCAAGGTTTAGTGTTAGATGACACTAGGGGTATTACAACAAGTAGTGCTAGACGTGAAAGTCCTAGTAATGTATTTGGTATTAGTACTCCAGGTCCGTTGGATAAAAAAGGAAAAAAAGTTAAAAGCGGTAAAGCCGAGTGGTTAGCAGATACATTTATTAGTAGACTTGGCGGAAGTTCTTTTGTCATGGATGACGGTGATGCAAACTGGTTAAGAAAAACCGCGCCCACAGACGGACCACCAGATTATGCCAGTATTGATGCAAGTGAAACTGACGGTGATGTAGGACTACCGGCTAATGAATTAATTAGAATTCGAACTCGAACAGGTCATCAAATTTTATTGCATAACACAGAAGATTTGATTTATATTGGTAATAGTCGTGGAACTAGTTGGATAGAATTAACTAGCGATGGCAAGATAGACATTTATGCTCAGGATAGCATTAGTGTACATACTGGTAATGATTTAAACTTTTATGCTGACCGTGATATTAACATGGAAGCAGGTCGTAATTTTAATCTTAAAGTTGCCGAAAGACACCAAACTGAAGTTGGTAAAAATAAAATTTGTATTGTAAACGGTAATGTTGCTATACAAGTAGATGGCACACAAGATGAAACTATTTCAGGTGCTGTAAAAGAATCTTTTGGAGCAACATGGGATGTTACTACTGGCGGACAAACTAATATGACTATTGGTGGCGGTTTAGATGTTAATACTAGCGGAGCAAACAAACTTACATCAGGCGGCGATATGGCGATTTCCGCCGCCAATACTACTATATCAGGCGGCAATATTAATTTTAACGGCCCTGCAGCTGCAACAGCAGGATCTGCATCTGCAGCAACCGCTCCAGACCCATTGCCTACAATAGATAATCCAACAGATGTTGATGGAACTACTATTACTAGTATTTTAGCTCGTATTCCAACAGCTGAACCTTATCCACATCATGAAAATTTAGATGCTACGATGTTTAAACCTAGTGCTACTGATAGAGAAGCTGCTACAGCTATTCCGGTGCCTGATGCTTGGAAAACATATTCGCTATCAATGGACACATTCTTAAAAGGAAATTAATATGGCTACAAGTTTACACACTAGAACAACCATAGAGCAAACTAAAACTACTCCTCAACGTACAGTACAGCGTTATAGGGGATTCAGTACAGTAAGCACCGCCACTAAAAATTTTGCCTTATATGATTTTGAATTAATTAAACAAGACTTATTAAATCATTTTTATGTCAGACAGGGCGAACGTTTAATGAATCCAACTTACGGAACCATTATTTGGGACGTATTATTTGAGCCTTTAACAGAAGAAATAAAGAATCTTATACTACAAAATGTTAATCAGATTTTTAATAGTGATCCTCGTGTGCAAGCAGGAAATATTGTGATTACACCCTACGATCAAGGCCTACAAATACAATGTACACTAACATATTTGCTGTATAATTTGCAGGAAGCCTTACAATTAAAGTTCGATCAAGACAACGGATTGTTACTTACACAATAAACTACCCACATAATTTTATTCGATAAATATCATTATTAGGACATATTATGAGCTCAACGGATAGACTAAACAACCTGTTAGTCAGCGAAGACTGGCAGAAAATTTATCAATCATTTAAGAACGCAGACTTCCAAAGTTACGATTTTGATAACTTGCGTCGTACAATGATTGACTATATCCGTACTAATTTTCCTGAAGATTTTAACGATTACATTGAGTCAAGTGAATACCTTGCCCTTATCGATCTTATAGCGTTCGTGGGCCAAAGCATAGCTTTCAGAGTTGACTTAAATGCCCGTGAAAACTTCTTAGAGCTAGCAGAACGTCGTGATAGTGTATTACGTTTAGCACGTTTAATCAGTTATAATGCCCGTAGAAACACAGCCGCCAAAGGCTTATTAAAAGTAAACACCGTTCAAACGACAGAAGTATTATACGATAGCAACGGTCGTAATTTAGCAGGACAGTTTATCAGTTGGAATGATCCAGCTAACGCTAACTGGTACGATCAATTTATCAAAGTTATAAATGCTGCCCTTCCACAAACACAGCAATTTGGAAGTCCTGTGGATCAAGCAACGATTTACGGAGTGCCAACCGCTCAGTATAGATTTAACGCTAACAACACAGATATTCCAATTTATACTTTTACTAAAACTATTGCTGGCCGCAATATGGTATTTGAAATTACAAGTACTACATTTAAAGGACAGCCGTACATTTACGAAGAACCACCAAAGATTGGCAACAGCATTGCCTGTGTTTATAGAGATGACGGTCACGGAGCCGGAAGTCCAGGCACAGGTTTCTTCTTTAATTTTACACAAGGTATATTAAATCAAGGAACATTTAATGTTTCAGTACCAACTAGTAATCAAGTAATTGATATTAATACTCAAAATATTAATAATTCAGATGTATGGTTGTACGGTTTAAATCAATCAACAAATCTTGAAAGCACATTATGGACTCAAGTGCCCGCATTAACAGGCAATAACATTATCTATAATAGCTTGAACAGTAGTGTGAAGGACATTTATAGTGTAATTACAAGAGCCAGCGATGCTATCAGTTTAAGTTTTAGTGATGGTACATTTGGTAATTTGCCTCTTGGTAATTTTAGAATTTATTATCGAGTTAGCAACGGCTTAACATATTCTATCAATCCTGGCGATATTATTAATGTTATTATAAACATTCCTTATATCAGTCAAAGTAATAAAGCAGAAACATTATCAGTTAGTTTGAGTTTAGCCACAACAGTATCTAATGCTGCAACAACTGAAACTAACGCTAGTGTTAAAACTAATGCTCCTCAAACATACTATACACAAAATAGAATGATTACAGGTGAGGATTATAATATTAATCCTCTAAGTGCAACTACAAAAGTAGCAAAAGTAAAAGCTGTCAATAGAACAAGTAGCGGTATTAGTCGATATTTTGACTTAGTAGATCCTACAGGAAAATATTCTAGTACTAATATATTTGCCGATGATGGTATTTTATATAGAGAACCTTTTACCACTAGTGTAAACTTTACCTATGTAACACAATCTGATATTCAAGGTGTTATATACAATACAATTTATGATATTTTAAACACACCAAGTCTAAGAGATTTTTATTATACAAATTTCGTTGATTTTTTAACAAGTAGTTTAAATGTATCCTGGTATAGTGTGACTACTGATAGCAACACCAGCAGTGGTTATATCGGTACTTTTAATAATCCTTATAAAGTTTCATCTTTCACTTATACTGATTTGCGCTATCTTACTCCACAAAGTTTAATCAAATTTACAGCACCAACTGGTTATCACTTTGATAAAAATGACGGTAACAAATTAAAACCAAATCAATCTCCTTCTAACCCAACAGGAACTTCGTTCTATATCTGGGCAGAAGTAGTTAGTGTATCAGAAGACGGTACTGGAAACGGTACTGGAAAAACTGTAGCTGGCAATGGACCGATTGTATTAAATCGTAGTATACCAACACGATATTATGCTGATGGCACAGTGGAAGCCGCGCCAATTGCTAATCAAATTATTCCTAAATTTACTACAACTATCAGTAGTTCTGTAATTACAACTATGGTAGATTTAATTTTAGAAAATAAACCATTTGGATTACGCTACGATGTGTCTACACAAAGTTGGCAAATTATTTTTGAACAAAGCCTAAACAAGACTGGTCCATTTAGTCTTGCTAATCAAGGTAATACATCTGCTTTAAATCTCGACTCTAGCTGGTTCTTGTTATTTGATACTAATAACGAATATTATACAGTTACTAGTCGTCAGTTACGATATGTATTTGAAAGTGATCAAGATGTAACTTTCTACTTTGACACTAATGTTAAAATTTATGATACTATTTCAAGTAATACTATTACCGATACTATTAAAGTTTTAAGTGTAAATCCTGACTCTTTAAATTTAAATAAACCTTATACAGAAGATATTTCTTGGCAAGTTGTTAGCGAATATGTAGGGCAAGATGGATATATAGATCCTACTAAGATTGTTATTAGTTTTGCTGATACTAATAATAATGGTGTAGTAGACAATCCTCAATTGTTTACTGACATTGTTAATAATACATATATTGTTCAACAAAAATATTCTATTAGTAATGGCCAAGAAGATTACAAGTATGTTTATAATAACCCAACCGATCTAAATGTTGGACCCGTAATTTTTACAACTTCTACAGGCTTTAGCGATTTAAATTTAATAGACGGTCAGTATTTGTATTTTACTGATACACAAGTAGTTACGCAGTATACTTCAACATCTGTTAATCCTATTCCAACTTTAGATTATAAAGTATACACCGGCCGCGACAAATTAAAATTCCAATATGTTCATAGTGCAGATTATGATAGTCGTATAGATCCAGGTTCAAGTAATATTATGGATGTATATGTGTTGACGTCAGATTATGATTCACAGTTTAGACAATGGCTAGTTGGCAGCAATGTTACTGAACCGCTACCTCCAAGCAGCGATGAGCTAAACAATTTATTAAGTCCAACTCTTAATTTAATTAAATCTATCAGCGACGAAATAATTTATCATCCAGTTACATATAAACTTTTATTTGGACCAGCTGCCGATCCTAGTTTACAAGCAACGTTTAATGTTATGGTAAATCCAAATAGTGCTGTATCAAATGCTGACATTCAAGCCCGTGTGTTATCTGCAATAAACACATTCTTTGCCCTTGAAAATTGGAACTTTGGAGACACATTTTATTTTTCAGAACTAAGCACGTACATTATCAATCAACTAGCACCCGATGTTATAAATTTTGTAATTGTTCCAGTACAAACTAATCAATACTTTGGTAGTTTGTTTGAAATTCAGTGTCCAAGCAATCAAATATTTGTTAGCTGTGCAACTACATCTAATATTGTAATTGTATCAGGATTAACTAACACAAATTTAAAAACAGTAACAGGTACAGCTTTGAACTCATTTACAACTAGTCAAAATATTATCAGCGCAAACTACGGAGTAACTAATGGCTAATGCTAATAACCCAACAGGTATCACAAGCCCTAGTTTAAACTTATTACCAAAGTATTTTCAAACTCCGGCAAATAAAAAGTTTTTACAAGCAACAATAGACCAGTTATTCCAACCAGGTAGTGTTACAAAAACTAGCGGATTTATCGGAAGAGAAAATGCAAAAGCTGCTATAGGCACTGACAATTATATTTCAGCTGCAGATACAACACGACAAAATTATCAACTAGAGCCAGGTATTACTATTAGAGATAGTCTTGGTAATGTTAAATTCTTTAAAGATTACATTGACTATATTAATCAAATTGGCGTCTTTGGCGGTAATACAAAGAGTCACCAACGCTTAAATTCACAAGAATTTTACAGTTGGGATCCGCATATCGATTGGGATAAGTTCGTTAATTTTCAAAATTATTATTGGTTGCCGTACGGTCCAGAAGTTATTAAAATTTATGGACAGCAAGAAAAAATTTCTAGTACTATCTCTGTAGAATTACAAAATGAAGGAGCAAATAATCAGTATGTGTTTACTCCTGATGGATTCACACCTGATCCAATACTTAAAATTTATAAAGGTCATACTTATACATTTGTAATCAATAGTCCAGGTAATCCTTTTAGTATTAAATTATCTCGATCTATTGGTTCCATTGATAGATATATTAATAGAAACATTGATAACTATGCGGTAACTGATGGAACAATAACTTTTACTGTGCCGCTAGATGCACCAAGTATACTATATTATCAAAGTGAAACAGATATCAATCTTGGTGGTAGTATTGAAGTTTTTAGCATTGATGAAAATAGCTTTATCGATGTTGAAAAAGATTTTCTTGGAAAACAAACATACAAATTAACAGACGGTACCGCTATTAGTAACGGTATGAAAGTAAGTTTTGGTGGTAATGTTACACCTGCTAGTTACGGAAAAGGTGAATATTATGTTGATGGTGTAGGTACAGCAATACGTTTAGTACCAACTAGTGTTTTAGAAATTATCACACCTTATACTATTGAACAAACTTCTGCATTTGATAGCACACCATTCGAATCTGAACCATTTAGTGATGCTACTGGCTATGCCAGCGTACAAGACTATATCACTATTAACAGAACAAGTCGAGATCACAATCCTTGGTCAAGATATAATCGTTGGTTCCACCAAGATGTAATTAAAGCAAGTTGTGCTTATAACAACATTGCACCTGAGTTAGATCAAAAAGCTAGAGCAACACGACCAATTATTGAATTTGTTTCAGATTTAAAATTATTTAATTTTGGTACACAAGCCATAACAGATGTAGATTTAATTGATAATTTTACAGTAGACGTATTTTCAACCATAGAAGGAAGTAGTGGTTATAATATCGACGGCGTTGATCTAGTACAAGGACATAGAATTTTAGTTACAGCTGATATTGATCCATTAGTTGTTAATAAAGTTTACGAAGTAACTTTTGTAGATCTGCGTCATTTAAATTCTGGTAGTAAACAAATTCATTTAGTAGAAGCTGAAACTCCTACCGTTGGACAAACAGCTATAATTAAATCTGGTAAAACTTATTATAGCCAAATGTTCTGGTTTAATGGAACAACTTGGGTAGAAGCACAACAAAAAACTAATACCAATCAAGCGCCATTGTTTGATATAGTAGACAACAATGGAATTAGTTACGGAGATACCAGTGTATATAATGGATCTACCTTCAAAGGCACACAGTTATTTTCTTACAAAGTTGGCAATAGTATCAATGATAGCGTTTTAGGTTTTCCATTAAGCTATCAAAATGTAGCAAACATTGGTGATATAGTTTTTAATTTTAATCTAGCAACTGATAGTTTTCAATACAAACAAACTACAAATCTTATTACACAAAAAATTGATGTAGGATTTTTAGTAGGACAAGACTATGCAGGCCGTCCTATGTACCAGAACGGTTGGCAAATTTGCAATACTAAAACTGTACAAGCCGCTGTTAGAATTTATAAAAATTCTAAGATTACAAATAATTTTAATTTAGATATATTTGACGATATTACAAATCTTTCAGATTTAGTTGTTCGCATTTATGTTAACGGGCAAAGATTAAATTCTACCGAATGGAAGTTAGTTGATACTACTCTTTATAAAAAAATTGTATTAAACACAGCAATATCGTTAACAGATGTGTTGACAATTAAAGCATTTGCTGCACAGCCTATAAATTCTAACGGTTATTATGAAATACCGATTAATTTACAAAATAATCCATTAAACGATAGTATGGCGGACTTTACATTAGGTGAAGTTACCGATCATGTAAACACAATCGTAGACAATATTGATTTTATTGGAGCTTTTCCGGGTGAAAGCGATTTAAGGGATCTTGGTAATATAACACAATACGGTACACGTTTTGTGCAACATAGTGGACCATTAAGTCTTAGCTTATATCATATAACAAGTGAAAATACAAATGTAATTAAAGCAATTGAAACTGCTCGAGATGATTACAATAATTTTAAACGTAATTTCTTATCTATTGCTTCTAACTTAGGTATAGATGCAGATCCAGTTACTATGGTTGATTTAATTTTACAAAAAATTAATGCCAACAAACCAAATACAGCACCTTATTATTTTACCGATATGGTTCCATACGGTGCAAAATTAGTAACAGATTTGCCTGTTGTTGACGGTAGAATTAAAAAGTATCCTCTTACAACTGTATTCAATTTAGACACAATGTCTAATAAAGCGGTTGGTGTATATTTAAATCAAGTACAACTTGTGTATGGAACCGACTATACTTTTGATAGTCAAGGATTTATTGATATAATACATTCTCTAGTTACCGGTGATACTATAACTACCTACGAATATGAAAGTACTGACGGTTGTTTTATCCCATCAACACCTACAAAATTAGGAATGTGGCCAAAGTATGAACCAAAGAAATACTTAGACACTACATTATTGACTCCTGTAAACATTATTCAAGGACATGACGGAAGTTTAGTCTTAGCATACAATGACTACAGAGATGATATTATTTTAGAATTAGAAAAACGTATTTTTAATAACATAAAAGTTCAATACGATCCTACTATTTTTGATATTAATGATATTATTCCTAGTTATAATAGAACAAATGATTATAGCCGAGTAGAATTTGAACAAGTATTAGCACCTAATTTTTATAAATGGACAGGATTAATTGGTAGCGATTTTACTAAACCTCTAAGCTACGATATTGGAAATCCATTTACATACAACTACAAACGTAGTACTGGACCTACTGGTGGAAAGATACCAGGATACTGGAGAGGTATTTACAAATATTTGCTAGACACTGACCGTCCAAACATTTGTCCTTGGGAAATGCTAGGGTTTAGTATTATGCCTAGCTGGTGGATTAGTGTCTATGGGCCTTCTCCTTACACTAAAGATAATCTTGTAATGTGGCAAGATATATCTGAAGGTATAATTAGAGAACCTGGAAAACCTTTAGTATATCAAACCAAATATGCTAAACCTTTCTTAATGAACTGCATTCCAGTAGACGAGTCTGGTAATTTATTAAACCCAACAATAACAGGGTTAGCCAATGGTCCAATTACACCAAGTGTTGATGGCGATTATGTATTCGGTGATGTTGCGCCAGTTGAGAATGCTTGGCGTAGAAGTAGTTATTATCCGTTCAGTGTTATTGCAGCCAGTTTATTATTAACTCCTGCAAAAACATTTGGAACATTATTAGATAGAAGCAGAATTGTTAGAAATCTCGCCGGTCAATTGATTTATAAAGACACTGGTTTGCGTCTACGTCCAATGGATATAATTCTGCCAAGCATATATTCTAGTGAAAACAGAGTACAAACATCTGGTATTATTAACTATGTTATAGATCTTATTTTAAATTATATTTTTAGTAATAATCTTGCTAGCTATAACAGTTACGAAACTGATTTGGCATTAATGACAGCACAACTAAGTTATCGTGTTGGTGCATTTACAAATCAAGATCAATTTAATCTTTTACTAGAAAGTAAAACTCCGATGAGTACTGGAAATGTATTCATTCCAAAGGAAGATTATAGTATATTCTTAAACACAAGTAGCCCTGTTAAGAAATTAACTTACAGCGGTGTAATGATTACTAAACTTCAGACAGGATATCAAGTCCGTGGATATAGTAGAACGCAACCGTATTTTTATTATTATGATTTCCAGCAATCAGGATCAGCAATAAATGTCGGCGGAATAAGTCAAACATATTCTGTTTGGACTCCAGGCCAACAATATATTGTAGGGTCTATTGTTGAATATAATAACAAATATTATAGAACAGTAGTTGCTAATACCGAGTCAACATTTGATACACAATATTTCCAAGTATTACCTGGCTTGCCTGCTGTAGGCGGCGTTGATGTTATTTTTAGAAAAATTTGGGATCGCTCAACTTTAATTACTGTACCCTATGGAACAGAGTTTAGTTCTGCTCAGGAAGTAGTAGACTTCTTACTAGGCTATGGTGAATATTTAAAAAACCAAGGATTTGTATTTGATGACTATAATAGCAATCTTGAATCTGTGTTAAACTGGGAAACTAGTGCAAAAGAATTTTTATTTTGGAGTACACAGAACTGGAGCACTGGTCAAGAAAAGTGGAGTGATTGGAAACCAAATCAAGCAATTTCTTATGGAACTATTTTAAGATATAACGGAAATTACTATAGTGCTATAACTAATATTCCTCCTAGCGCCGAATTTAACGCAGACGATTTTAATAAATTAGATGGGTTAAGTGCTGCAGGAGCAAGTGTTATCAGTTTAAGCCCAAGCGCGGCTGCTGTAACATTTACAACTACACTAACTGTAGTTGATGATATTAGTAACAAGTTTAATAATTACGAAATTTTTAAAGTAGACGGAACTAGTATTTCTCCTAAACAAATGGACAGTTATAGAGAAGGTAACACTATTACCTATGCTCCAAGAACAACTGATGGAATTTATAGTGCTAGTTTTTACTTAATACAAAACGAACACGTTGTTACAATTAAAAATACTGATATTTTTAATGATGTAATTTACAATCCTCCAAGCGGATATAGACGTGAACGTATTAAGGTAAGTGGTTATGTAACCACTAACTGGTATGGCGGATTAGATATTCCTGGATTTATATTTGATGCTGCTAGTGTAGATAGCTGGCAACCATGGCAAGACTATAATATGGGAGACATAATTCTACATCAAGGACATTATTATAGTGCAAATAAATTTTTAGCAGGGTCGGACACATTTGTTTCTAGCGATTGGTCTGTAATGTCTAAAACACCTAGCCCAGTTATTATGCCAAACTGGACTAATTTGGCAACACAATTTACAGATTTCTATAGTTTAGAAGTTGATAACTTTGACTCTCAACAACAAAAGATGGCACAACATTTAATTGGCTATCAAAAACGTCAATATCTTGAAAATATTATTCAAGATGATGTTAGCGAATTTAAATTCTATCAAGGAATGGTTCGTGAAAAAGGAACACAAAATGTTCTTAATAAGTTGTTTAATGTTTTAAGTTCAGACAACGCAGAAAGTTTAATGTTCTACGAAGAGTGGGCGTTACGTGTTGGTCAATATGGTGCCAATCGTGCATTTGAAGATGTTGAGTTTGTATTAGATGAAGGCAATTTTAATAGTAATCCTCAAGCTGTAGCACTAGTACAACATTACGATTCATCTATTAATGATTTTGTTATTCAACAAGCTGCACAAGATGTATATCTAAAACCAGCAGGATACAATTCTAATCCGTTTCCTGTGTTTGATGATACTAATCCTTACAAGCCATTGTTACGTAGTGCAGGTTATGTTAACCCAGCAGACGTATTATTAAGTTTAGGAACTATAGACGAATTAACTACACAAGACATTACTAAGTTTAATAATGGAGATTGTGTATGGGTAGCATTTGAAGGTAACAGTTGGAATGTGTATCGCTATACTGATATGAATATAACAGTAGAAAATGCAATATACAATCCTACTCTTAAACAGATAACAATTTCTACAAAATATTTGTCAGGAATAACAGCTGGAATGTATATAGGCATAAGCCAAGTTTCGCAATTTAGCGGTTTTTATAAAGTTGAAAGTGTTAATCTAAATTCTTTTGTAATATCTAAAACTGTTAACGGTTGGATAAATCCTTTTGTTGAACAAGATAGAATGGTAGTGTTTGCTATGATTAGTCAACGAACTACATCTATTAATAATCTCGATAGTGTTATAAAAAAAGATTTACTACCTGGAGAAATTGTTTGGACAGATGATGCTGGCAGTAAATCTTGGGGTACTTGGAAATATAATCCAGTGTACAGCGAATTTTTAGTTAACAATAGTTTTCCAAGCGATGAAACAAATTTTGGTTTACGTGTGTCTGTAAACAAAAAAGGAGACATGTTAGCTGTAGGCGATAACCGAGGTAATGTTGTTACATATTATCGTGCTCAGTCAAACTTATCATGGGCTGAAAAACAATTAATATCAGCTCCAACAGTATCTTCTATATCAGATAATACTCCGGTTAGTGCCATAGCCTTTAGCCCAGATGGTACTTGGCTTGCTGTAGGATCAAAATCAGCTGGATCAGTTTCGTCTAGCTACAAAGGAGAATACAATTCTTCACTTGACTACGGTTCAAACAGTATTGTAAAACTTGGAGATTCTTTATACAGAACTCTTACCGCTATTCAACATGAATATATTGTTACTGATTTCAGTGCAACTACTACAAGTTTAGGTTCAGGTGCAATCTTTGACGTGGTTGTTGTTCCAACAGCTACAAGAGTAATTGGAGATGCCACAGTGCCAACTGCAGGATACTATAATGTAGTTATAAAATATGGCGGTATTGGCTACGCTCCAGGTAACAAAATAAAAATTTCAGGAACTCAGTTAGGTGGAATATCTCCAGACGACGATTTAACAATCACTATACCAACAGATGGTGTTACAACAACTTCTAGTATAAAATTAAATGCTGCTATAACTATTTCTGGTTCTCCTTCTACACTAAACAACGGAATCTTACTAGCAAAAACTACGCCAGGTGTTAGTGGATCAGTTATATCAGGAGCAGGTGCAACATTACGTATCATAACTCCTCCTTACGGATATAGGATTGCTCCTAATTCAGGCGCCCTTGGAGGTACACGATATTCTATTGGAGATACGATTACAGTCCTTGGTAGTCAGTTAGGAGGAGTCAATGTGGTCAATGACTTTATATTAACAGTATCGTCGGTTGACCAGAATGGAGCAATTTCTAATTTTACAGTTAACGGACAACCATCTTGGCAACAAATTTCTTACATTCCTTCAGAAATTAACAGATACGGTCAATTAATTGAATCAGGATATTTTTCAATTGGTAATACTTATGAAATTAGTGTTCTAGGAACAACAGATTGGAACTACATTGCAAACACTACTGGTGTAACTTACAATGTAGGTGATACGTTTGTTGCTCGTCAAAGCGGAAAAGTTTTAGCAACTGATCTACAATCTGGATCAACATACGTTATTATATTCCAAGGCACTAGCAATTTCTTGTTAGCAGGTGCTAGTTCAAATGCAATTGGAACAGCATTTATTGCAGATGCGCCAATTACTGGAACTGGTTTTGTCTTTAACGGAACTGGTGTTGCTATTGAACAAATAAAAGCCTATGATTCGACAACAGTGGGTCAAGGTATTGTTACTTTATATAAAAAGAATAATGATAATTTTTACTCTATTGTCGATACAATCATAAGTGAAGATCCTGTTGATAATGAAAACTTTGGTGCAACTTTAGTTTTTGGACAAGATTCTTTATATGTTGGAGCATTAGGCGGAAGCTCATACGATGGATTAACAAATAATGTCGGAAGAGTTTATAAATTATCTTATGGTGTACAAAAATCTGTATCTGCAACATATAATCCTGTAGGAAGTTCGGGAGTTACATTAGTTGTATCATCTACTAATCCAATTCCTTTATATAATGTAAGCCCAGGTATGCTAGTTACTGGTACAGGATTTATCAGTGGACAATATGTTTTACAAATATTAAGTACAACTACATTAATTTTAAGCGCACCTCCTACTGGAACCCCAGATGGTACAATAACGTTTAAAACTATAGATTGGGGATATAACTCTTTCCTTGCAGGTACTACTGTTGGGGATAATTTTGGAAGAAATATTCAAGTAAGTGCTGATAATTCAATCATTGCTATTAGTACAGAAGATGGCAACGGAAATGGTATTGTACAAATCTTTAAAAATGGAATTACTTTACAGCCAATTTCAGGTACTGATGTTTCTTTTGGAACAAGTTTAAGTGTTTCAGATGACGGAGTATATATTGTTGTTGGAGATGGTACACAAAATGGAACTGTTAATGTTTATAAATTTAACGGAGCTGAATATGGCCCAACTCCATATCAAACACTAGTAGATCATTATTCAGAAATTCAAGGACACTTTGGAAACAAGGTTGCGTTTATGAATGGAGGCAAAACTATTGCTGTTTATAGTCAAAGTGGCAATGCTTCTATAACAACAACGTTTGATTCTTATGCTAAAACATTAGAAAATAATCAAGATAATCCATATCTTAGCGATACAACTTCTCAGGCAACTACACCTAGCACCTATGATAAAAATTCTACACTATTTGTCCAAACACAAATAGGTAGTGGACGAGTTGACATATATGATATGTATGGAGACAAGTGGGTGTTTAGTGAAAGTTTGCAAAGTGCAGACACAAGTTCTGATGGATATGGAATTGGATTCTCTGCAGGCGATAATACGGTAGTAGTCGGTGCACCTTATGCAACTGACCAGACACATATTCAATCTGGACAAGTTTATAGTTACGTTAAACCGTCTGACAAATACAGCTGGACTCTTGATAAGACATCTAGTTTGATTCCAATTGTTAGCCGAGTTAAGAAAGCATTCTTATATAATAAAAATCTTGGAACACTTGTATCTTACTTAGATACTATTGATCCATTGCAAGGAAAAATTGCAGGCGTTGCAGATGAAGAAATAAAATATAAATCTTTCTATGATCCTGCGGTGTATTCTGATAATCCAGGATCTGTTAATGTTAATGCAGATAACTCAAGTTACTGGTCAAAGAATCAAATTGGTCAGTTATGGTGGAATTTAAGTACCGCCAAGTTTGTTGAATCTTATTTTGATGATGTAAATTATAGAAATAATAGTTGGAACAAACTAGCCCCAGGTGCAAGTATAGATATTTACGAATGGGTTGAATCAAAATTATTGCCAGCTCAGTGGGATGCACAAGCAGATACTCCTGCTGGACTTGCTTTAGGTATAAGCGGTACAAGTTTATATGGCAATAATGTATACAGCGTAAGACAGCAATATAATAATCTTACTAAAGCATTTGTTAAGACTTATTATTTCTGGGTTAAAAATAAATCAGTAGTTCCGCATGTACCGGGACGTAATATTACAGCATTGGATGTTGCCAGTTTAATTGCTAACCCTCGCGGACAAAGTTATTCTTACTTGTCTTTGTTAGGTCCGGATTCATTTAGTTTAACTAATACTCGTCAGTATTTGAAAGATAAAGATGTAGTACTAGCGGTAGAGTATTGGTTAACAAATAAAACAGATCAGAATATTCATAGTCAATGGAAATTAATTAGTAACGATCCTATTGTGGATTTACCGTTGACATTAGAACAAAAATGGTTTGATAGTTTATGCGGTGTTGATTCGGCAGGACGTGGTGTTCCAGATTTGACTCAGCCTCCTAAACTACGATATGGTGTAGAGAATCGTCCACGTCAAAGTATGTTTGTAAATCGTATTGAAGCTCTTAAAGAGTTTGTAGAACGTACAAACAGAACATTGATTTTAAATCAAATTAGTGAAAACTATAATATTAGTGCTTTAGAAAGCTACGATACTCCTCCAACAGTGATATCAGGTCTATATGATAATACTCTTGACACTGATGCAGAGTTACCATATTTGAATATTACATCATTTAGAAAAGCAATTTTAAATCCTGTAATTACTAACGGTACAATTACAAGTATAGATATTACTTTTGCAGGTAGCGGTTATTTAATTGCACCTACAGTAACTATCGATAGTCCGGGAAAAAATGCTGTACTTAAAACAACAATTAATAGCCTAGGACAAATTACTAATGTGTCAGTAGTCAGCGGAGGCTTTGGCTACGATATTAGTAATACAACATTAACAGTAAGAACTTATTGTGTGTTAGTAAAAAGCGATAGTGTTGCCAACAATAATTGGAGTATCTATGCATACGATACTACATCTAAGATATGGTCACGTATACTTACACAAGCATATGATGTGAGAAATTATTGGAATTATGTTGATTGGTATGCAACTGGGTATAGTCAGTATAGTGCTCCAGATCATGCTGTGGATACATTTGTAGGGTTAAACACTCTTCAATCTAAAATAGGCGAACTAGTAAAAGTTCGTACAGTAAATGCAGGCGGTTGGTTGTTACTAGAAAAATATGCAAATTCGACCAGTGTTGATTGGACTCAAAGTTATAACATAGTAGGTATACAGAATGGTACAATACAATTAAGTACTAAACTTTACAACTTTGAATCTACTAATATTGGTTATGACAGCGACATATTTGATGGCGGAAGTTTTGATGTTGTTGCTAGTACAGAATTAAGAATTATTCTTAATACAATTAAAGAAAATATCTTTATTGGTAATTTAAAACAAAACTATTTAGACTTGTTCATTGCTGCAATACACTATGCACATAGTGAACAAGTATATATTGATTGGGCATTTAAAACTAGTTTTGTTCGTGCAACACATAATGTAGGTAAGTTAGATCAACCAGTAAACTACCCTGTTGATAATATTGCTAACTTTGAAGATTATGTTTCAGAAGTTAAACCATACAGAACAAAATTAAGAGAATATATTAGCAACTACACAGGTTTAGAAGTTGGACAAAGTGCCATTACTGATTTTGATTTACAACCTGTTTATTCAAATAACAAAGTTGTACCAGTTGATACTATATTTGACGGAACTGGTGTATCTTCTAATAACTCTGTTATACAAACTTATCCTTGGAAATTCTGGAATGATAATTTAGGATTTGTTGTTACAGATCTTGTTATTATCAGCGGAGGTTCTAATTATATAACTCCTCCACAAGTTATTATAACTAGCGAAAGTGGTTCTGGTGCAACAGCTCAGGCATTTATAGTTAATGGTGCTGTAAGTAGAATAGTATTAACTAATCCTGGAACAGGATACTTGTCTACCCCAACAGTTACTATTTCAGGAGGACTTGGCCCAATAGGAATATCAGCCAGGGTAATTGCTGTTATTGGTAAAGGTGTAGTTCGTGGTTCGTTAATTGGAATAAAATTTGATAGAACTGACTATACGTATTATAATACAGTATTACAAAAAACACAAACGTTCACTGGTTCTGGTAGCAGATTGCAATGGGCGTTGACTTGGGCTCCTGATACACGTATTGGTCAAAATACAGTTACTATCAATGGCATACCTGCACTTAGAGAAAATTATAAACTTTCTGTTATTAAAGCAAAATATAACGGCTATACACATTACACTGGAGTTATTACTTTTTTAACACCTCCGTCTAATCAGAGTATTATAGTTGTTACATATAAGATAAATCAATCTTTATTAAATGCTGTTGACCGCATTCAATATTACTATAATCCAACAAGTGGCCAACTAGGAAAAGATCTTACACAGTTATTAACTGGAACTGATTATGGTGGCGTACAAGTTAATGGTTTAGGATTTAATAGTATTCACGGTTGGGATTCAAACCCATTTGGAACTGATACTTGGGATAATTTTGATAGTAATTATACTGACTATTTTGTTACAGCTACTGCAGATCAACTTAGATCTTTTACACTACCTTATCAATTGAATCCTGGTACTGAAATAAACGTATATCATGCTGCAAGTACTGAAGATAGAACAACCATATCTGCACTGAACTCTAATCAAATTAAATTTGAGTATAATATTTTAGCTACTACCGTAGTTGTAACATCAGTAGTTACAAAAACAGCTGCAGGACCTACAACTACGTACAACCCAGTAGGAAGTTACTATACTACACTTACTGTTTCCGACGCTACTGGAATTTTAATAGGAATGGCTGTTGTTGGAACAGGTTTTACTAGCGGACAAACAGTGACGTATGTTGATTATACTAATAAAACATTAACTTTGAGTAAAGCTCCTGATAGTACACCAACAGGCGTATTAACATTTACATATAACTATGCTGGTAGTAATAAACTTACTTTAAATAGCGTTGATGGAATTAATTTAGGAGATGTTGTTACTTCAGATGCTGTATCAGTATTTGCATACGATACGGTAGTTGAAAATATTGACACTAATACAAATACAATTACATTAGGAACACCAGATTCTTCTACTACTTTAAATGCAAACAATATTAGTGGTGACGGTCACACAGTTACAATAACGTTTGACACTCAAAAATATGTTCCATTTGAATCTGGTACTACTATTATTGTAACAGGATTTATTCCAAATTCTTACAACGGCATTTATAAAGTCACCAATGCATCATTTAATTTTGTAAGTTTTACAAGTTTGTTGCAAGCACCTTCAACTACAATTGGTACTGTAAGTTTAATTTTAAATTCTGTAATCTTTAAGGATCCTGCACAAATTAATAATTATTATCCAATTGTTAATGGCAATTCGATACAGTTTACTAAACTACTAAAAGATACAATCGATATGGTAGTAAATAACGACGGTACAGTAGTATTATTATCTTATGTTCCTGCAATTGGAGCAGAAATTGTTATCACTGGAAAAACAAGTCCTGTAAGATTAGACGATCCAAAATTTGGAACAGTGGATCAGAAAAATTCTAAGGCAAAAATGCAAACACCGTTCCCGGTATTTTCAGTTACTGTTACTAGTCCGGGTCGTTATACTCAGTTGCCTGCAATAACATTTAGCGATTCTGATCTCAATGCTCCAAGTTATACAGCATCAGCAACACCAATAATGAAAGCTGTTGATGTATCTTATAACGGAAACAATCTCGGAACTGGCTATACTGTTGGCGACATACTAGTAGCAACTCCACAGTATGGTCCTGCTAATGTAACAATGATCAATTCTTCTATAGTTAATTCAACACTAGTTGTAGGAACTATAACTTCTGGCGAAATTTATCCAGGAATGATTTTAACCGGATCAGGAATTGCACAATTTGATTCATTAATCAGCACAGGAATCCGTGGCGATGGAACAATCGCAACTATCACATTTGCAACTCGTGCTAGTATACCATTTGCATTAGGCCAGTATACAGAAGTATCTGGATTTCCTAATGGATTTAACGGAAAATATATAGTTACTGATGTTACTGACCATTCTGTTTCTTATGAAAACACCACGGTGTTATCGCAAACATTTGTAGTTGGTACAGTTTCTAGCGTTGATATAACATACATTACAGGCCTTGATCCGTCTAGTCATGGAACTGGCAATGGCAGTTTCTGGACATTAAATCGTAAATTAACTACCGCTTCGACTACTATTACTGGTTCGAGTGCTGTTATTTTACAAGTAACAAGAACAGCCAGCTTTACAGAAATTGGACCAATTGATGAATTACAAATATTGTCTTCAACAATATATGAAGGTGGAGTTGATGAAGCCAGCCAATCATTAATGGGAGGCACTGGTCAAAATGCAACAATTACTTTAGTTTATGGTGTGGACTCTGTTGTATTAGCAAATCCAGGTAGTGGATATTTAAATAATCCAACTATTACATTTGAACAAGGTATTGAAACCGCTACAGCAACTGCTACAATTAGACAAGTGGTTAATTCTTCTACAGCAAATACAGTTGTGACAATATCTGATAGTTATCCAGTGACTGTTGGTGATGAATTTGTTATTCGTCAAGCATCTAGTGATGGATCAGTTGCACCTGCTGATCAAGATTATGATACATCGATTACTGGCGGCGATTTAGCTTATACTACAGCAACTGGTATTTTAGCAGATGATATTATCATTGATGGTGACGGATTAGTAACACCAACATCTAGTCCTGCTCCAGAAGAAGTAATGCCAGGACAAGTAGTTGATACATTGGCTATTAAAGTATACGATCAAACATACAATGCTGGAGCAAAAGTTAAAATTGACAACTATGTTGGCGATGGTAGCTTATTAACATTTGCATACAGTCAATTATTAAACAATCCAGGTGCGATTGTAGTAAAAGTTGATAATGTAATTAAAGTAGCGGGTGTGGATTATAATGTTTCATTTAATCAGAACAGAATTGTTTTTGTTCAACCACCTGCAGCTAATAAAATTATTAGTATTTTTACTATTGGTATTAATGGTCAAAATATTTTAGACGGTGATTATTTTATTTGTGATGGAATTACATCAGAATTTATCACCAGAGCTAAATGGCTGGATACTGTTTCATCTGTAATTTATTTAAATGGTGTATTAGTAAATCCTATATTGTTTAAAACAGACAATACATACTCGTTAGGCGGTATGATTGGTTTGCGTTTTAGTGTAACTCCTGCAGCAGGATCTGTAATAAACTATATTATCGTAGCAAGTGCTATTCAAACGGTTGCAGTTACGCAAACTGAGTTATTACCGTTGTATGCAATACCTCAGAATACATTTAAATTAGATAATCCTGTTGGTGTTGGTTTACCTGCAGAATCAAATATGATTGTAATAGTTGACAATACTGTATTGGAAGCTCCTGCTAATAGTTATTTTACAATAACATCTGATACGCTTGCTTATACTATTTCAGCTGACCAGTTTACTTTAAATGCTGTTCAGTATTCAGATGTTAGGGTGTATATTGATAAAAAGTTAATAGCTTTGAATAAAGAATATGTTGTTGACCTAACTGGCCTTACAGTGACGTTGCGTAAAAAAATACGTGATAAGAATATAGGAAAACAATTAGTTGTTAGTATTAGAACCAATGCAGAGTATTCTTATGATTCTACAACTGGAGATTTAACATTAAATAATTCTTATGATAGCAGTCATAAAATTCAAGTATTAACATCTTATAATCATGATATATTAGATCTTGAAAGAACTACAGTTAATATTTCTTCATTAGTATCTTCGATACCAGGATCTGTTGATTATTATCGTTATCAAGATGCAACACGTGGAATTATCAATTTAAATCATACTGTACCTGACGAAGAATATGCTTGGATTATTCAAAACGGACGTTTGTTAACTCCGTTAATTGATTATCAGATGCTATCAAATCACCAAAGTGTGCAATTAACAGTTCCACCTGCCCCAACTGATAAGATTTCAGTGTTATTGTTTAACAACAATGTACCACAACCTGGAATTTCATACATGCAGTTTAAAGACATGTTGAACAGAACTGTTTATAAGAGACTGGCACTCAACCGACATACACTATTGGCACAAGAGCTAAATTGGTATGACACACAAATTGTAGTTAAAGATGGAACAGTTTTAACAACACCAAACCCTTCAACTAACAAACCAGGTGTGATAGAAATTGCCGGTGAACGTATCGAATATTTTAAGAAAGATCTTAATATATTAAGTCAGTTACGTAGGGGAACTTTAGGAACTGGTGTTAGATCTTATAGTAATGTAGGAACAAGTGTACAAGATATTGGTACAGATTCTACTATCCCGTACAGTGATATTACCGATGTGAGGCCAATTATTTCAGATGGAGTAACTACAACATTCAATCTAGACCTTGGATTTACATTAGATCCTACTTTTACAGACTATAATTCATTATTTGAAGTATTTGTAGGCGGACAGGATGACTTAAGAAGATTGAAAAAATATGATTATGTTCATTACAATCCTACTTTAGCTCCTTACAGTCCAACAATTCCTATCTCTGATACAGATCCAGTTGGTACAATTAAAGACGGCGATGAAAAGTTTGCTAAAGAATTTGTTGTTTCTAATGTAACTACAGCAGGATCAGTAATAACATTGGCAAACGTAGTTACACAAGGTACTCAAATTACGATAATTAGAAAGAGCGGCCAGTCGTGGGACGGCGACCATTCTGCTAATCCTGTTAATATATTGAATGATGTAAGTAATATTGCATCTTTCCTTAAGGCCACTCCGGGTATATGGTATACTGGATTTAACAACAACAGAAAACTAACTATAGATAGTTCTAAAGTAACATTCGACAGCGGTAATGTAACATTAGACAAAGGATAAAAAAAATGACACAACAAATTTTAAATTATGGAAATTCAGTTAATGACGGCACCGGCGACACATTGCGTGTTGCCTCAGTCAAAATAAATGATAATTTTACAGACTTGTATACAAAAGTAACTTCCTTAACCGGACTTACATTACCTCCGCAAACAAACTTTCAAAATGGTTTGTTAACTACTGACGGATTATCTTTAAGTTGGACAGCATCGCCTATCACCGTAGATAATTTACTAGTAGCATCGGGTCAGTATAGTAATCCAATTTGGATTACTAGTTTAGCTTATTCTAAACTTACAGGTGCACCGGTACTTAGTGCTGTAGCAACTACTGGAAGTTATCAAAGTCTATTGAATAAACCTGTATTTGCTGCTGTGGCTACTAGTGGCAGCTATAACGATTTATTGAATTTACCTACAATTCCAGCCGCACAAGTTAATAGTGACTGGAATTCTAGTTCTGGAATTTCTAGAATTTTAAATAAACCAACACTTGCTTCAGTAGCAACTAGTGGTAGTTACAATGATTTGTCAAATAAACCATCACTTTCTACAGTGGCAACTAGCGGTAGTTACAACGATTTATCTAATAAGCCATCATTATTCAGCGGTGCTTATTCAGATCTAACTGGTAAGCCATCATTGTTTAGTGGTGCATATTCAGATCTAACTGGTAAGCCATCATTGTTCAGCGGAGCCTATGCAGATTTAACTGGTAAGCCAGATCTAAGTGTTTATCAATTAAGCTCATCTGCATTCAATGGAAATTATAATAGTTTAACTAACAAACCGTCTCTTGCAACAGTAGCAACTAGCGGTAGTTACAGTGATTTGTCTGGAACTCCAACACTTTCTACAGTTGCAACTAGTGGGGACTATAGAGATCTATCGCATACACCTAGTATTCCTTCTATTGGAAATTTTGTATTTACTGGTAGTACAATAACTTCCACTGGAAATTCTACAGTTGAAATTGATGAAAATGTATTAGTTAAAGAATCAATCTCAATACAAACTTCTGCTACTTCAGGATCTTATAATTCTGTTTTGAATTTCAATAACACAGCTGGGTTATCTGTGTTTTCTATAGATGCATCGTTTGCTTCCCCTGGTACAGCAACCGTATCGTTGTTAGCTAGCTCTGGAGGATCTAGTGAAAACAATGTATCTAGAAATATGGACATTGGTACAACAAACGGCAGTGTTAATATCAAACACGGTACTAGCACCTTGTTTACAACTAGTTTGAGCGGAATTGACGGATCTTTAAAATTAGCTAACGGGGCGATGACTTCTGATACTAATATAATTGATATCTTTACTAATACCTCATCTCCTAATTTCGCAGAAGTTTACTTGCATGACAATACTGAAGTAGCCATTACAGCAGATGGCGCCATAACAAACTGGTCGTTTAAATCAGGAGGTATGCTATCTTTACCGCCTACAAACAATAATGTTAATATCGATGCTAGTGCCGCAGGTGTAATAACTTTGAATACAAACGATACTGTTACTTTTACAAGTTTTAGTGGTATGATTATTATCAACGATAACGATAACGGATATGTATACACTTACATAATGGGCAGTGGATCTGATCCAGTGTTATTGGGTACAACTAATTTGAATCCAACCTTAACTGATTGGGTAACATTTGTAGCTGGAACAGGAACTTACGTCTTTACTAACAAAGCTTCGTCTCGAGACTACAACTTTGTTACCATAAAAACAAGAAATAATGCCTAAAACGGGATTAAACTACCAGATTATATCCGTTGATAAATATAAGATAAAGAGAGATAGATATGCAGACTAAAGACGCAACAGGGATTCATATAGAAGGTCATATTAAAATTTATGACCCAATTTCTAACGAAATTTACATCAACAAACGTAATGCTATTCATTATGAAAATATGAGTATAGCTATTGTTGAAGCTATGACTAACAGCGGAAACGGCTTTGTATATAATATTGCATTTGGTAACGGCGGAACTAGTATTGACCCTACAGGAATTATTACATATCTAACTCCAAATAGCAGTGGAACTAATGCTAGTCTTTATAATCAAACTTATAGCAAGGTAATTGATCCTAGTTCAAGTACCAATGTGGATCCAACACGTAATTTTACTGAAGTACGCCACGTAACTGGTCAAAATTATACTGATATTTTTTGTACTTGTTTATTAGATTACGGAGAGCCTAGCGGTCAAGCTGCTTATGATACAAACAGCGACGGTGTTAACACTTATGTATTCGATGAATTAGGTTTACAAAGTTATAGTAGTACTGGACAAAGTTTGTTATTAACTCACGTTGTATTCCATCCGGTACTAAAAAGTTTAAATCGTTTGATTCAAATTGATTATACAGTACGTATTCAAAGTCTAACTGGCCTAGTAGGAGTATAATCGATGTCTTATAAAATTCAATATACTGAGTTAAACAATCCAAATAAGCCTCCTATTACTGTAGAAGATCAAAAAATTGATTCTACCAGTACCAGTATAACATTTGTAGGTAAAAACTATAATAGCGGTTATGGTCAACTAATTGCAACAGATTTTTTACATATATTAGAAAATTTTGCCAATCCAACACCTCCTTCAAATCCTGTACAAGGACAACTATGGTATGATAATGCCAATAGTCTTTTAAAAGTATATGATGGCGGGACATGGAATCCAGCAGGTGCAATTAAAAAAGCCAGTAGTAGTTCAGATATTTTAAGTCCAGTTAGCGGAGATATTTGGGTTAACACCGCTACTAGTCAGTTATATGTATATTCTGGATCAAGTTGGATTTTGGTAGGTCCGCAATTTAGTTCAGGATCTTCAACAGGTCCGGTTGCAGAAGAAATTATTGACACTGGTAATCAACCTCATTTTGTTGTTACATTTTATGCATCTGGTAGTAGAGTTGCAATAGTAAGCCAAGATAGTTTTATTCCTAAAACAAGTTTAAATGGTTTTGCATCTATAAAGAAAGGTGTAAATTTATTCAGCGACGGTACAGATCCTGCATTAGGTGCTAGTGCAGGTCTATGGGGAACAGCACAATCGGCAAACGGATTGCTTGTTAATAATAAAGTAATTGCTTCAACAAATTTTTTAAGAGGAGATGTTGCTAGTACCAGTAACAGTCCTTTAAATATTCAAGTTAACGATGGTATAAAACTTGGTAGTGATTTGAGTTTTCAAATCAAAACAACTGGTGTATCGACACAGTTAGTTTCTAGTAACCCTAATAATAACATATCTTTTGTTTTAACTGATTCTACAAATACTACAAATACAGTTATTCAAGTAAATGCTAACGGACAAGTGGGTATAAACAATCCAAGTCCTTCTGCATCTGCCGCGTTAGATGTAATAGGTAATGTAAAAGTTAGTGGAAATATTGACATTGGTGGCAATCAAACAATTACAGGATCGTCGACAGTAACAGGTGTAAGTAATTTAAACGACGATACTTATATTGGCGGTCAATTATATATTAATTGGAATTCAAATGGTACTCCAACTTCTGGATCAGCACTACTTCCAACGGCCACACAAGTATATGATATTGGTAGTAGTACATTAAAATTTAGAAATATCTACGCTCAAAATTTTGTAGGAAATTTTAGTGGAACATTTGCAGGATATGTAACTGGTGCCGTTGACGGTAGTGCGACACAACTAGCTAATCCTACTATTTTTAAATTAACAGGCGATGTTACAAGTAATTCTGTTTCATTTAATGGAGCAAGTCTAGACGGTACAGCTACTTTTAATACTGTAATCAGTACAAATTTTATTACAAATCAACAAGTATCAAGTGATTCTAGTACTCTTAATTCATCTTTTCCAGACACATTATTAGTATATAAGCAAGGAACACAGTCACTTGCTCAAATGACCAAACAAACATTTTTTAAACATGTTCCATTGGTTCCAATTGGTTGTATATTACCATTTGCAGGCCCTGCTTCAGCTGTTCCGGCCGGTTTCTTATTATGTGATGGTAGTGAAGTATTGCAAAGTATCTATACAGATTTGTATAAATTAATTGGATATACCTACAGTAACGGATCTAGTGCAGGATTATTAGGTGCTGGTACATTTAAGTTACCTGATTTAAGAGGACGTTTCCCACTTGGACTTGATAATATGAATAATAATATCAAAGTTCCAGCAAGCGGTGGATCATCTAGCGTCTATACAGTAGGCAGTGCGGCAAACAGAGTTAGTGAAACTACCGCAGATAACCTTGGAGCAGGATCAGACAGTTTAACTGGCCCAGGACGTTCAAGTGTTGCACTATCGACAAGTCAGCTTCCACAGCATACTCATAACTTAAATAGTCCTAAAGGTATTCAATACTATGCAGTTGGTGATACTACAAGTACACCGGATGGCAATCCAACAGTAATTGGACATGGTTTGGCCAGTACAACCGGCCTAACACGAGGTTTACCATCTGCTGGACCGGTTGTTGATTCTTCTACTGGAGCAACAGTTACAGGACAAGCAGTGAATGTGATGAATCCATATCTTGCTATTAACTACATCATCTATACCGGAGCTAACATATAATGGCATACCCAATAATTAAAACTGATGGAACACAATTAACATCGGTTCTAGATGGAACCGTTGATCAGCTAACAACAGATTTAACCTTAATAGGTAAAAATGCCACTGCATACGGTTTATCTTTAAATGATAATTTTGTTCATCTATTAGAAAATTTTGCAAATACTACACAACCTAATAATCCATTAATGGGTCAGTTATGGTTTGACACATCTACAAAAAAATTAAAAGTATATGACAGCGATTCACAATCGTTTAATGTTGCTGGAGGTACAACAGTAAGCACAACACCTCCTAGTAGTTTGTCAGCAGGTGACTTTTGGGTTGATAGTACAAATCAGCAATTATTCTTTAGCGATGGTTCGAATTCAGGACCAATACTTGCAGGACCCATTTATACAGCTAATCAAAAAGCTTCTGGTTTTAATGTTTTAGATGTTTTAGATGTTAATAGTTTGAATCATGTAGTAGTAGAACTACGAGTTAATTCTCAATTACTTGGTGTATTTTCTAAAGATTCATTTGTCCCACAATCTAATCAAGGTTTAGAAAATACATATCCAACCAGTCTAGTTCCAGGATTTAATGTAAGTTCGTATCCAGGTATTATGTTTGATGTTCCTGCAAATACGGCAGAGTCTTTAACTGACGGAGTTAATAATTATACATCCTCTTCTTTTGTACAAACAACAGGAAATAGTATTATTGATACTGATTCTAGTGGCTTAGGCGGTTTGTATATTAAAGCTAACAAGCAACTAGTACTAGGCCCAAGCGGCAATATAGAAATTAGCGTTCAACCTGAGTATTCAGGACCAGTAACATTCCAAATTAAATCAACAACAGACAATCAAAATTTTGATATAAATTTAAGAAACACAAGTTCTTCTAATCAGTCTGCATTTTTTATCGACGCTCAACAACAGTTTACTGGAATTTATACAAACTTACCAACAGCAACTTTAGACGTTAATGGTACATTTAGAATAAGAAATACAGTTACATACGGCGGACTTAGTGACACTACGGTTCCTCCAACATCGACTAGTACAGGCCATCCAGGACAAATAGTATGGGATTCAAATTGGATTTATGTTTGTATTGCTGAAAATTTATGGAAGAGATCACCATTAAGTAGTACTAGTTGGTAAGATGAAAACAAATAAAAGATATACGGAGCGATAAAGATGGCATATTCAATAACCCGATATAATAAACAACCGCTTGCTACGGTTGTTGACGGGACAGTCGATAACTCACTAGATATTACTCTAGTTGGTAAGAATCATTCTGGCTACGGTCAGGCATTGAATGATGACTTAGTATGGTTACTTGAACATTTTGCTTATCAAAATCCTCCTCCAAGACCTATTTTAGGGCAAGTGTGGTTTGACTCTACTCCTACAAATTTAAAATTAAATGTTTATTTTGACGAAACAAACAAGTTATGGAAAACCATAGCAATTAACAATGTTAGTAGTACACAACCAGTAAGTGCAACACTGGGTGATATGTGGTATGATACCACTAACAATCAGTTAAATGTTTATAATGGATCTAACTATACAATGGTTGGCCCACAAAGTGTTACTGGATTCGCGGCAACACAAATGCAAAGTGTTGCAATAACAGATAATGCTATACCAAGCCATGCTCATGCTGTACAACGAGCTGTAGTTAACGGTACAACTTTATTCATTGTAAACGCAGATGCTGATTTTACTCCTAGTCCTGCAATACCTGGATTTCCTATAATCTATTCAGGTGTAACAATAAACAATTCTTATGAATATCACGGTACTATTACAAATGCTAATAAACTTGGAAATAATCTTCCAAGTTTTTATGCACCTTTAGTAGATACAGTATTTCCTACACTGACTAAATTCCCAGATGAAGGTATTGTTATTGGTACAACATTACCAGTTTTGACTTTATCAAATAGTCAATATGGTCCTACAGTTTATGCTCCCGATAGTAATACACTAACCTTACAAAATAATGCCGGGGCTATACAAATTATTGGCGGAAATATTTTACCAACAGGATTGAGTAGTTCAAATTTAGGAAGCAATTCATTACAATTTGGAACAGTATATGCAAACACATTTACCGGTACAGCAGCTCAATCAAATTTATTAAATGTAAGTGGATATTATAGACAAGCAAGTGTTGGAGCTCCAGGATTACCAACAATCAATACTATTGTTGTTAGAGATGGATCTGGAAACATTAATGTTAACAATATTTCAAGTGCGAATATTTCAGCTAATGCCGTAACCGCTCCTAACTTTTACGGTAATGCGACTACGGCTACTAATGCAGATCATGCTAACTCAGCTACCTCAGCTGTAACAGCTGATTTAGCTTTGTTAGTACACTGGGCAAATATCCCAGATAAACCTACAAACTTTGTTTTTAACGATAATAATACAGTCACTTGGAACATTAATATTAGCGGAGAAACTACTGGAATTCATTACGGTCCAACTTTTGGATCTTTAAATGGAGATCTTTATTCATCAAACAACATATTGTGGTTTAATTATAATGCAGGAACTTTTGGATTTAATGGAGCTCCAATTTTTGGATCATTTACTGGACCGTTAACTGGTAGTGTAACTGGCAATGTTGCTGGTAATATTACAGGTAGCGTTCATATTGCTACTGATCATTTCCAAGGAAATGTAGTTGGTAATGTAACTGGTAATGTAACTGGCAATGTTGCTGGTAATGTAACTGGTGCTGTACATACAGCTACTGATCATTTCCAAGGAAATGTAGTTGGTAATGTAACTGGTAATGTAACTGGCAATGTTGCTGGTAATGTAACTGGTAATACTACTGGTTTGCATACTGGCAATGTTACAGGAAATGTAACTGGTAGTCTGTACGGTTCTAACAATACACAAGTTTTTAATTCTTCTACGAATCAAATAGGTTATACTTCTGCAAATATTGTAGGTAATGTAACAGGAAATGTAACTGGTAATGTAACTGGCAATGTTGCTGGTAATGTTACAGGCGCTGTGCATACAGCTACAGATCATTTCCAAGGAAACGTAGTTGGTAATGTTACAGGCAATTTAACTGGAAATGTTACAGGTAACGTAACAGGTAATACTACTGGTTTGCATACTGGCAATGTTACAGGCAATGTAACTGGTAATTTATTTGGCAATGCAGATACAGCTTCTAATTCTGTAAATGCAGCACACTTGTTTTTAAATCAAACAGCCGGCGTTGGCACTTACTATCTATTAGGTGCAAGTGAAGTTGGCACTGCATTTCCAGGACAAAATGAATCAATTTACAATACAGGATTGTCATTTAATGTACAAAATGGTACATTAACAGCTACAACATTTAGTGGCACATTACAAGGTGATAGTTACGGAACACATCGCGGAGCTGTAATTGGTGATGTTACAGGTAATGTTACAGGTAACGTATCTGGTAATGCTGGTTCAGCCAATGTTCTCAATACTTCGGGAGTCATTGGGCCAGAAGATAATTCAACCTACGAACCTCGTAACGAATTAACACTACGTGGAGTTTATAATAATCCAGGCTATCCGACTACATACGGTAATTTAATTACCTTAGGCGGTGGTGGTGGCGGAGAACTATTAGTTGGCTGGAGTGGTTCAACTGGTGCTCATTCAGACAACTTTATACGTAGTCGCAGAGATACAGGTACTACTTGGAGTCCATGGGCAAAGATTCTTACTGATGTAAATTTTGGTAATACTCTTGCTAGAGTTGCTGCTACTGGAGATTATAATGATTTATCAAATACTCCTTCGATACCTCGTCAAATTGCTAGCCCGCAGGCACAATTACAAAATATAGTACAAACTATTGTTGGATCTATAGATTTGTATACAGCATATTCTAGTTCAAGTTCAAGTACAACTAGCGGATTTGGATCAGGGTGGGGTACTACTATAACTAATGCAACATTGAGCGAATACGGTACTACTGGTACGGTTACATTTACTGTAGACCTTGGTAGCTATCTTGGTTTAAGTAATGATTCAAATAATCTTCGCTGGAAAGGCAATTATGATTTAAATGTCATGGCTAGCTTATCAAATATATATGATGCACGTATTAGCTATTACGGATTATCTCCAGCACAATGGAGTGTATCAGTAACTCCTTCTTCTTACGATAGAAATAGTTATTATTATGGATTTTTTACCATTTATCTAACTATATCTGGAGATCACTGGTATCACGGAACTAGTATTACAGCTGGCTGGATTGGAATTGGAAGCAGAACAAACAATGTCTATAATCCGTAAATTTAGCGTTCCTTACACTCCAGGTATGCTCGATGCACTTCCTGACCTGGATATAACATCAATTACTGATGTATATTTCAGCGACAATAAATTTGGTAGTGCAAGAACTATATTTGGTAATAAAGAAATGTTCACCGAGCTATATGCTATCAGAGAAAAATACGGAATTAAACTACACTACTTAGTGAACCCAAGCGTTTATAGTAATGAGTTTTACGAACAAGTTCCAGATTTAATTGCTCATGTAAAAGATATCGATGCTGACATTGTAACTCTTAATAATACATATTTGCTAAGAGCTGGTATCATTAATGATTTTCGCCAACACAAGCCAGATTTAATTTTAAAAAATAGTGTAAACAATCTAGTGCGTACACTTAAAGATTTTATTTTTATGCATGAAGTTTTACAAGTTACTAGTATAATAGTTGACCGTAGTTTGAATCGAGATTTAGATACACTTAAAAAAATGAGTGACTATGCTAAACAGCATAATATTAAAATTACTATGTTAGTTAACGAAGGTTGTATTGTAGATTGCAAATGGAAACAATGGGACGACCTTATTATTAGCCAAGTTAAATTTCAAGATAAACGTGACATAACTACTAAGGTACATAATACACTTGGATGTGTAAAATATTTTAATGATAAACCATCCGAATGGTTAAAAACAGCTTTTACATTTCCCAATGATTTAGACAAATTTGGAGACATGGTAGATACTATTAAAATTGCAGGTAGAGGATTTCCAATAATGCGTTGGTATAAAGTTATCGATGCATATCAAAAAGGTAGTGGAAATATTCAGTTTGGAGATTTATTAAGTACTACTGGTAATTTTGGTCTTGCAAATATATTGATAAATGAAATTACAGAGCAGGGTTTTAATCAACTAACTAATAATTGTAAAACAGTATGCGGAACAGAGTGTAATCATTGCGATAACGTATACAATAAATTAACAAGGAACATAGTATGACAACGGCACCTGATGCAGGATTAACAACAGTATCAACAGGATGGACAGCAGATAAAACTTATTCAGTAAGTTTTTCAACAGTAACACGACTAATCATAGGATTGTACGGAGCACTAGCACCATTTGCAGATATTGTTCATAATGATAGAAGTATTGAAAATCACTATATTGGAACTATGACTAAAGAAATGCACGATGCAATAGCTGAAAGTATTTTAAATCCTAGTCATTTATCTTTTTGGATGCCAGATAATACACTAAAAGTTAGAAAAATGATGGTAGAGTTTGGCCCTAACACTTACTTAGATAATAAGAAAAATGCTATAGTAGGTGTTGATAATACTGTAACATTAGTACCAAGTGTTGTCGATCAAGACGGAAAAGTTTGGAACGATATTACACAAATTGAAATTAAAAATTTACAAAAATTAGATTTTCCTATGAGTATCAATGGTGCTGCAACTGATGCTTATAAGACTAAAACAACAAATGGTGCTCCTACAACATTTAAACTTGAAAAAACGGGTAGAGCAACTATCAGATTTAAAGCTCTTGTACCTGAGCTTTCGTCAGTATGGCTTAGTTTATATCCAGAGTTATACGGCTACGATGCAGATCAGTTAGCAGCATTCAGCACTTGGGTAGAATCACAGCCTAAATAAATACTAGAATAAGGAAAGATCAGAATGTCATACACAATAAATCATTACAATGGAAAACCAATCGGAAACGGGCTAACTGTAGCTCCGGGCACCATTGATAATTCACTTGATATTACTTTAATCGGTAAGAACTACGCAGGTTACGGCCAAGCACAAAATGAAAATTTTATCTATTTGCTAGAAAATTTTGCAAATGGAACTCAACCAACTAACCCATTAGCTGGTCAAATTTGGTTTGATACTACTAAAAATAAATTAAGATTTTATGATGGTAGCAGATTCCGTACAGCAGGTAGTGCAGAATCTACACCATTTAATCAACCACCTAGTGGATTGAGTATTGGTGATTTTTGGTTTGATACTACTAATAAACAATTGAATGTTTATAACGGAGATCCTGTAAATTCTTTTACACCGATTGGACCATTCACTACTAGTACCAACAGTGGAACAACACAGTTTTCTATTAAGAGTTTACAGGAGCAAGGTTCAAATACTTCTCATAATGTAATTGAATCTGTCATCGATGGATCTAACGTAATTTTCACAGTTAGCAATGCAAACTTTACATTAAACACTATCACTAGTGTAACTTCTGGTTTTACAGATGTTAAACAAGGTATTACATTAAATTCTACAACACAAACTAACGGTGTATGGAGTAGTACTGGTTATAAATTCTGGGGAACAGCAACAAATTCTGATGCATTAGGCGAAATAAGTTCTAGCAATTATGTACGCGGTGATATTCCTAGTACATTTTCAAATCTTGTAACTTTCTCAGATTCTGGAATTAATTTAGGCACTAGTTTATCTATTACAAATCCACAGTATACATTTGGTACTGGTCAACCACAAACAACTCCTGTTATCACAAGTAACATTGATGGTATTCCTATTGTATTTAGAACTACATCTGGTGCTGCAAAAATTATTACTCTACAACTGTTAGGCAATATAGTTTATCCAGGTGCTGCCGATCTTACAGACATTGGATCTACTAGTGCTAGATTCCGTGCTATTCATGCTTCAAATACTAGTATTCAAAGTGCTGACTTAGCAGAAAAATATCTTGCTGATAATGAATATGAAGTTGGTACTGTAGTAACAGTAGGCGGAGAAAAAGAAATTACTTCTTGCGGAAAAGACGATAAGGCAATCGGAGTAGTTAGTGGCAATCCTGGTATTAAGATGAATGACGATCTCGAAGGCGGAACTTATGTTGCGTTAAAAGGTCGTGTTCCTGTTAAGATTTACGGTGCAATTACCAAAGGCTCTAGAGTTAAACCTTACGGTTCTGGATGGGGTAAAGCTGTAGCTCAACCTGACCCAGATGTATTTGCTATGGCATTAGAAAGTAATTCCGATGCGGGAGTTAAATTAGTTGAGTGTGTTATTCTTTAATAGAATTAAACATTGGAAATATTTCGCTAATGACTTTGGCACATGCAATAGCAACTTCTTGATGTTCTTTTTGTGTACCATTTGCACTACGTAAATCGATAAAATGAATCCAACTGCGTAGTGTACCGTTCATATACAACCGGCTTTCAATCAACCCTTCGGGTAATACAGCACGAGCTTGTTCTTTGGCAATGCCTTTGCTAATAGCCCATTCATATGCATCGCGGCTTTGTTTAATAACTAACTCTTGCATACGTTCCCATTGATAGGCTAAAAAACGATCTTCGTCGTTATTATGAACATCTAGTTCTATACTGTTTTGTCTATTTTTTGTGTCTTGCTTTCTAGCATCTCTACGTACAAACGACAAGTCTCGAGTAGGGTCAGCATATCGCTGACTGAACTCTTGGAAGCTGAAACTTCTGTGTCTAAGGATTTGTCGGGCAATATCTCTAGTGGTTGTGATTTCAATGCAAGCTGAGACCATTTCAAGTGGGCTCCAGTGCTTGTGTTTGACGAGGTATTGTATGAGTTTTTCCGACGTGGAAGTGTTGAGCTGATTGGAGGGATTGGATACACGGGCGCAATAGGCAATGAGCTCTTGGGCGTCATCAATTCCCATGCTTGCAAATTCTTCGGTTGGCTGGCTGAAACTAAGCAGTCTAACATTCATATATTTATAGCTTTTTTTTCTTTAAAAACTTTTGCGTACTACGTTCGATGTCTTTTTTAACTAATTTTGTATCTAATTTAAAGTCTACATTATCAATAGAATCTTCATAATTTTTACAAATATCTGAGAGATTCTTTTCAAAGGCACTCCAACCATCACGTTTAGTTTGTGCTGTTATTTTTATTTCCCAAATTTTGCCATTTTTAAAATTGACCAATACCGTATGCAAATACCTGAGAGGTATCACATTCAGTTGTACTTCACCGAATACTTCTGGCCAATGCTCTATGACATCCTTGGGAAGAACTCTTCCCGTTGGTGTCATTTAGTGGCTTTTTTCTTGGTAGGAACCAATTCCTCTGCTAGGCGTCTAAAATTAGCAGCTTCTTTTGCTAACTTATCTGCTTGACTACGATAGTATTTTGCTTTGGCTTCTGGTTCATCTGGTACGAGTGCGGTTTTGACAGTTGCTGAAACTTTTTCAGGAGCTTGTTCAATTGCCAGCTCTGGTTTCTTTTCAACTGGTTTATCATTCGTACTTTCTGTAAGAGCAAGTTCGTCGATTGGCACACCGCGTTGTTCGGCAATAATTTGATTCAACTCACTCAACAAAATACTAGTCTGTAGAGTAGGTGTCATTTCAATAGCGCCTGTTGGTGCTTTAATCAATCGATTATTTGCATGTAACCATGGCAACATACGTGAACCGTCCGGGAATTGTGTACGATCCATTGCTTGAGCAAGTTCGTAGGATTCCTGTCCAGCTGAACTTTCTACCAAGTTAATAATTGCATCATGATAGATATCGGGCATGTTCTCTGTTGGAACAATTAGGCAATGGTATGCATCGCCGGGCAATGTGCGATAAGCTACTAAACATTTTTTGTTAGTAGCTTTAACACGGCCGACGTGTTTAATTTCGGCCATATTATGCTCCTGCTAATGCACTAGCGACTGTACCTGCTGTTGCTGGTTGTTGTGGTGCCGCTGGGGCTGGTGCTGGTTGCTGAGCTGCTTGTTGAGCTGCAACTGCATCTAAAAATGTTGTCAACTTAGTATAAGTTTGGCCAACAGCTACCATTTCATTTGGTTTAAATGCTCCGCGTGAGCTAGCAATATCGATGATTACTTTAAGTGCATTTAAATCATTGATAGTAAGTTCGGTAGCGCCTTGTTGCGCTTCTGGTGTAGATTGTACGTCAGACATGTATTATCTCCTTTATGGTAAAGTACTATTTTAATTATCTAGTTTGAAGATGCGGGCAGGCAATTGTGAAAAAACTGAGTTCTTTTTCACTTTCAAAACCAATACGTGTATTATACACAATCGTATTGGTATTATCTAGTGTTATGCCTTGACCCACATAGTACCTATTATTTAGATTCTTACGTATCCATGAGTCGATAGATTTGACTAAAGTTGGATTATACCTGTCTATTGAAGTGTATTTAAAATGAGGGCAGGCAAACTCAACCCTCCGTAAATTGAAATAATCTAAAGGATTAGGTTTGCCATTTTTTAATGCCATTACGCTGCCTCTTTAACAGCTTCGTAATAGGCATATTCTCCAAACGGTGGAACAATAGTGTTATTACCGTGGATGATAAAAATTGTATCACAATAATCTTCATCACCCCAACTACCCCAAGGATAACCATCAGTAAACATAATAAACTTTTTAGGTTGAATATCGTGTTCCTTCATGTATTCCCAGTTGGCATCAAACTCAGTTCCGCCACCGCCCATTGGCTCGTAGTTATCAAACTCATCGATATTATAACCATCAAAGTCGGCTTCGTTGTAGACTTTAGTATCAAAGCACCATACTTTAATTTTAAAGTCTTTATATTCTTCCATAATGCCTTTGATTTCACTTAAGAAATCTTTAGCTTGTTCGTCACCAATAGAACCTGACATGTCAATACTTACACAAATATCAATTGTTTCTTGAAATTGTGTTCCAGGCAATACAGCACTCATGTGCCAGCCCTTGCGGTTGGGACGCATAAATGAATAGTCATTCTTAATAGTGCTTTGGATTTGTTGACGTAGTATTTCACGCCAATTCATCTTAGGCTCTGTAAGTTCTTTGATCATGCGTTGTACACTAGCAGGAGTGTTGCCAGCACCTGCGGCTTGTGCGGCTTGCATAGTAGCTTCACGAACTTCGTCACGAATCTGTTTTAATTCTTCTTTAGAATACTTTGGTTGACCATCTTTACCATTCTCGCCCCAGTCGATGTGGTCATCCAATAATTGTCCAAGGGCATTCAATTCTTCCTCGTCCATTTCGTCGAAGATTTTATCGTAAACTTCTTCAGCACCCATGCCGTAGTATTTTGAATCATGGAAGATTTTAATACCTTCAATATTGTGCTCGCCGATACGGTCACGAACTAATTGTCCGTTAACACAATAGTCAGCGGCAATGTTAAAGATACGTGGATTACGACCTTCGCGTCGACCCATGTGATCAAATACATTGTGTAGAATTTCGTGAGCAATAACGAACTCAACTTGTTTGACCGAAAGTGGTTCAAAAAATTCACGATTAAAATAGATAGTACGTCCGTCTGTAGCGGCAGTACCCATCCACTCGGAGCCTTCTTCAATTTTCAAACGTGTTGCAAGATTACCAAAGAATGGATGGCGAAGTAATAGACCCACACGGGCTACGATAATTTTGTCGATAATTGGATCTGTATGTGACATGATACTCCTTTACTATATGTATATATTATAACAGGACCCTAAGGTCCTGTCAAATAAGACTATACCGAATTACTTTTCAGTAGCTTGGCTAATATACTTGCCGTATTTGGCATGGAAATCGTCAAAGCATTTGATTTCGTCCGGATCCAACGGCAACTTGTAAGTACTCAACGCCAATTTTGTACCCATAATAACCAATTCAGTTTCAAAGTTATTCATCATAAATTCGAAAAAGTTATTAGTCATATCATTCCAGTTTTTAGCATTTTTCTCGCAAGCATCTTTCAACTCGTAGCACAATGACACAGTTAAAGAATACATAGCTGAGATTTCTTTGGAATCCATCTTTTTAACTTTACCTGACAAAATATCAGTTGGGTTAGGCATTTTACCTGCAACTTTACGGTGAGCCATAAAGCTGATTGCAAGACCTTCGCCTACAGAACCTGATACCAAGTCTGTAAGTGTATCTACATCGACATCGTCATCTGTTAGCAATTCGCTTACAAAGCTCCAAGAACGTGGAGTAGCAAACGCACGTGAGCTAGACTTTGGATCAAAGTCGTACAAGCTCTTTTTAGAAAAGCTCAAGAAGCCAACTACGTCTTTATGGATTTTGTTTTCAACAGCCCACTCAAAGTAGTCATCCCAGTTAACAGTCATTTCCAAGTGAACAAAACGGTTAGCCAATGGAGCAGGCATACGGAATGTAACACCCTTGTCAGTTTCACGATTACCTGCCGCAACTAGTACAACATTATCTGGCAAGTGATATGTACCAACACGACGATTCAAAATCAATTGATAAGCCGCCGCTTGTACGCTAGGAGCGGCAGAGTTCATTTCATCCAAGAACAAGATAATGTTCTTGTGTTCTTTTGCCATTTCTGCACTTGGCAATTCCGATGGAGGTGCCCAACGCATTGTATTATCGTTGGAATCAAAGTATGGAATACCTTTAATGTCAGTAGGTTCCCAAAGGCTCAAACGAACATCGATTACGTGAGAATCAGTCTCAACACCAAGTTGTTTGATAATATCCGATTTTCCAATTCCTGGAGGACCCCAAAGGAAAATTGGACGTTTATTTTGAAAAGCCTTACGCAAAGACTTTTTAGCACCGCTTGGGCCCACTGTACGGCTACTGATTTCTGGCATTTTAGTTCCTATACTAAGTTAAAATTGTTACGAAGTAACGCTGTTGATGTATGTATTGTATAGGAAACCCAAAGGTATGTCAACTGTTTTTTTCATTAGCGAGTTCTTTTTCTCGCTCATTCATAGCTTTAATAATGCCAAATTTTCTGATGTCGTCTGAAAACAACATTAGTTCAAAACCCTTGCGTTCTGAAAAGACAGTAATTGACATTGGAGTAAGATAGTACGGACAATCGATATATCTTTCCAAAAAGATTAATGTTTGAGGACTAAGTTCAATTGGTTCGGTAAATGGAATTTCGTATTCTTTAAGGTCCAATTCTTTTACCAAAAATTCATAACCTTCATCACTCAGTCTGAAATTGTTTTGCTTTCCAGCACGAGTACTTTGCCACCATTTACGAGAAAATAGTTTGGTGTTTGCTTCGTCCATACTCTTACCCCATTGTTGTAAGAATATTTTAGTCAAAGCATCTCTCGATATCATTTTACAATAGTACCTTGAGTTAACATGACAACTTGGAAATCTTCAGTTCCAAATGTAAGATTCAATTTCTTTGCCAAATTATGTGCATGGCCAGGATTTGAGAAAGAAACTTTTTTGTATTTTGGTCCAGGATAGCTGGTAAGACTATTAAACGACTTTAGATTAAAAGGCTCGTTTTTGTAAAATACAGCCCAGATGGCTTCGGCTTCTAAAATCTGTTCAGATTTATAAGTTCTTTTATTAGTATGTTCTAATAATACTTTTGGCTTAGGTCGACTCATGATATGCGTATCCAATTATGTACGCATATATTTAGTCTTATTTGTTACTAAAACCTCCACCGTCCATACTAACAGTAATAACTTCTGTAGATGGATTATTTTTAAGTGAGTTAAACAAGGTTTCATAATCTTGAGAAACCTTGTCTAACAATTCAGTAAGGGCTAAATTTAACAATCTAGCCTGTTGAATAGTTAATTTAACTTCTTTACTTTGGCTTAATTCTGCAGCACGTAACGATTGTGCAAATTGTGTAATAGGGGTTAAATTAATCTGATTTGACATTGCTCAATACCTGTTTCATTTCAAATTCTGTTTTAAAAGGACCTTTAAACGGGTTACGTTCTATGGTAATTGCTTTAGGGCAAAAACTTTTAACCCAACCTTTATTAAATTTAATAGTGTAGTAACCTGCACAGTACAAACTCTTACTAGCATTACTCTTTGTAAACAACGGTAATTTACGTTGTACATCATACATAGCATTGTATGGGTTTACACTAGTAGGAAATCCGTGGCATTCATTAGGATCTGCTTGTGTAACTTTAACTTTAGTACTTGATAAGAAAAACCCTTCTCCGAACTGTTTTGTAAGATCTTGTTTCTTATTAAACATTAGTTCACCGTTAGTACTTGATAGTACAAACTTGTTATTTTCTTTTTTATGTAGTGTTGCAATCTTAGCGCCATCTTGCTCTACGATCCAAAACTTACCATCCACAATAGGCTTGGCGTGTATTTCTGTCATATTTTTCTCCTTAGTATTACACGGGCCCTGACGGCACCCGAGTAATATACGTATTTATTCCTCGACAAAGTCAATAACATTGCCATCGGCATCTGCACAGATAATACGCACAGTGTCGCCATTTTCGTTTTTAATTTCAATTGGCCCCCAAATCCACCACTCAGTGTCGCCTTGCATCCACGGATCGTCTTCACGTTCTTCCAATTCGTAAGGGCTATTTTCTTCAAGGAAATCTTCAATTTCTGCTTGAGCTTCTTCATCAAGTCCTGTAACATCTACATCATACCAACAACCGCCGTCAAACATTTCAACAAGTTCAACACTTTCGATATTGTTGATTTCACAATCTAACATATTGATGCTGTCTTTACGACCATCACCATCGGGCACTTCTACAAACTCAAATTCTGGAGGATTCTCGTCTGTAGTTTCTACAGTCCACTCACCATAGCGAAATCCATTCACTACAGTAACTTTACCATCACCGTTACGTTGGTTGTAGGTTTCAACTTCTTGACAAGATTTTTTATAATATGTACTGACAGTCCACTGAGCCATAGATATCTCCTTAGTTGTCCAAATCCATTGTAGTCCACTCTTGAACTACATCGAGCATATCTTGTTCAGAGTTACAAAGAATCTTAGCGGTTTTCCATTCGCTTTCTTCATCACGTCCGCCAACTTCGACCATATAGCCGTTATCATAACGATTGATAGTGATTGATTCATTTACTTTTGCTAGTTTTGCTAGTTTTGCCATTTTAATTCTCCTGGGTTAGTGTGCGCCAAGTAAGATCTTTTTCAGGATACTTTGCTTGGAATGGTTCTGCATATTGCTGAATGTTATCAGCGATCTTTTTCATATCCCAAGCATTACAAAACTTGAGCATACGGATACCAACTTGCGTAACCTCTTTAGGTCTAGCATTAGTATTGATAGTATCTTTAATCTTTTCTTTAATATCGTCAGGCTGTGCAGTCAAGTCACATAACTGTACATTACGTTGATAATCCTCCAGAACTCTGTGTTCTTCACCATTGTGGTCGACCCAACGCTGCAGCATTAAATTGTTCCAAGAATATCCGCGAGCCTTACGATCGGCAAATGCCTCTTGGAGACCAACTTTATTCTTTGACCCTTTCGTTCGTACACCTGGATAAGCCGAAAAGACATTATCACTTGTGTCGCCTCGCATACATTTTTCGAACAGCATCCATTCTGGATCTTGTGCAGGCTTAGGCTCCCCTGTCTTTTTATCTTTAACCGGTTTACCTTTAGCATCAAAGATTCCTTCGTGTGTAATGTGCAAATCGCCTACACCATTATATTGGCTAACATTAGGACCAATTAATTGTGCAAAATCTCCATCTGTCGAAATAATAACGTGTTTGCTATGTGGATGTGCTTGCACCCACCCTGCAATTAAATCGTCTGCTTCTAAATTAGGGTGTTGCATTACAGTACAGTTAGTTTTTTCTGTAATGAAATTCTTAAACTCATCAAACGCTTCCCAGAACAATTTATCTTCATCTTGTTCTTTCTGTGTCATAGCCGCACGAGTTTCTGCTCGATTAGCTTTATAAGGCTTGTAAAAGTCCTTGCGCCAGCTTCGACCTTCGAGACAGAATACTACGTGTTCACCTCCAAAGTCTTGCCACGCTTTCTTGATACTGTTAAAGGTAATATGAAATGCCATACCGAGCTTAATGTCGGCTGACCCTTGTACTACGTGTCTAGCACGAAAGAATGTGTTAGCAGTATCAACTATAATATATGTCATTCTACTTCGGCTCTGCCGTTACCTAATTTTGTTACATTGATATAACCACCGATAGTTCGCCCAGGATTAGCTTCACCAGCTTCGGCTAACATATTGCCCGCCAAATCTCTAAACCAACGATCGACAATCTCTTCATCTGGATCACCATCATAACCGTATCCAGCTTGTTTTAATTGTACTATAAACTCGGCGTTCCAGTCAAGCTCAAAAAACCCATTGCGTATATTATCTTTATTTACGTGCGTGTCTAATACAGCTACATAAGGTTCGCCACGGGCAGTAGCACGTTCTTTTGGACTTGCTTTAGCTTGTTCTTCTGCTTTTTGAGCTTTGGCTGTTGATGCTACAGCCTTTGTTTCCAATTCTTTAAGTATTCGTAAGTTTTCTTCTAACTTATCGATACCTAGCATTCGTTTAAATAAATTTTTAATCATTTTTTTTCCTGACAATTGCAATCTCTGCCCTGTCTACAATTACCAGTGCAAGCACTGGAGACATTTTTAGTCCAGCGTAACAATAATACTACTAAAACTATCCATCCAACTGTAAAACAAGTCATAAAAAACATTTTAAGTACCCCATTCGTTTTTAAATAATGGCACCTGTAGCCTATCACTATAGCGCCAACCACGCTTCATTGCTGCAATGGCAACGGACTTAGCATTGAGATTATAAACAGACTCAACACCACCAACAGGCATAAGATATATGTGACCTTTAAAGCCTGCCGTTCTAAATTCGTCAACTGCTTGTTCTGCATCTTTAACATCCTCTTCTGTTGCTACTACAAATTTCAAATATGCTGTTCCTACTTGTTCGTATTCGCAAACAACTTCTGGAAGAATAGCCTCTTCCCATTTCTCACCACTTGCTGGAAGTTTAGCACTTACACTAAAAGTAAGACTGGTACTATTTCTGCAATGCCCATTAGCATCACCGTCGATCCAGTTTGCCAGATAAGATTTAAACTCTGGAGTTAGCTTTTGAGTACCATTTGTTTCAAATGTAATTTCTTTCAAACCAGACATTTTAGGATGATCCAACAAGTCTGGATAAGCACGTTGCCAACCTAGTAATGGCTCACCGCCAGTAATAACTAGATGTTCGTCTTGCCATTCTCCAAACGGAATAATTTCCGAGATTCTATCGGCGATTGCGTCTGAAGTGAGCATTGGACTAAGTTCTTTAAAACTAGGATGCCAACTAGCATAACTGTCACAACCCGTAGAAACCAAAGGAAGTTCTTCATATTTGTTATATAAGTGTACTACCTCGGATACATCTTCTGCTTCTGTACTTAGTTCTCCACGAGGCATACCAAATCCTGCACAGCGAAAATTACAGCCAAAAGTTCTAAGGAACACACTGGGCACCCCCATATATCTGCCTTCTCCTTGTATACTGTAAAATAGTTCTGCTACTTTAATCTTACTCATCATTATCTCTTTCTAAAAATTGACTTACTTGATCTTCTGCATCTTGTATGCTTTCTGCCCATACTGTAAAAATAGCAATACCTTTAGTAGCACTAATATCAAACGGAATAGTTCCGTCAGGCAACCAGTTAGGACCTACTTCTCGCTTTATTTCAAACTTATTTAGGCTTGTAGTTTTCATACGATAGATAAGTTCATCAGTTAACTGTTTCGCATTAGTCATCTATTTTCCTCCAGGGCAGTTTATTACCTGCCCAGTCTTGTACATTATTACTCCAGCACATTAATCGATTGTATATAGGATATAGCCAGGCCCAGTCAAACCAGTGCATTGGAAAACTAATCCAATGGCCTAAGTAGTATAACACTTCGCTTAGTATTCTTGCAAATACTTTTTTAATCATTTTGAAGCATACTCTTGTTGCATTTTAATGTTATCAAAAAACTCTTTCTTTGTACCGTGGTCGTCTTTGAACGCACCTTTTAATACTGTAGTTTGTGTTAAACTACTTTTTGCCATAATACCGCGATTCTCACAGCATCCGTGTGTAGCCTGTACAT